ATCTGTCTTGCTTGTTCTGTGAGAGTATCTACTATCTGTTCACAGGCTTGATCCATTCCTCTTTTTAGTTCTGTGGGAGAAACGCCTGTTGCAATATATCTTTGAGCACCTCTAATCATTTCTCTTGCAAGAACAGTGGTGGTTGTTGTTCCATCACCTGCTTGATTAGCTGATTGTTCAGCTGCTTGCTTTACAATCTGTGCTCCTACATGTTCTATTGGGTCGTCTAACTCAATGAACTTTGCGATTGTTACACCGTCTTTTGTTACGACAGGTGTGTCTTGATCTTTATGATAAAGGATTACGTTCCTTCCTTTTGGTCCGAGTGTACTTGCTACGTTATCTGCAAGTGTATCAATTCCTTTCAATAGAGCTTCGGACAAAGCACTACCATTAGAATAAGTCTTTTTCATTTTGCCTCCATGTTTAAACTTATATTTATATTATAACCGCTCTTGACTAATTTGTCAAGTATTATTTATTATTTTTTTTCATATCTCGAATAGCTTCGGCTATGAGATCATCTATTTTTTCTATATTAGATTCCGAGACAGGTTGTTTGTCGAATTCTTTCTCTATATCACTCTGTCTATCACTGTCGAATCCTTTTTCTTTGGCAACACCAGCAAATGATGTTTTTAAATCACTTTTTAATTCTGCATATTCTGAGGCTGCTTTCTGGACTACTGCGAAAGATTTAGAGAAATCCCTTTCTGTTATAGCCAAATACCTTTGAGTTCTTTGTTTTATCTTAGATATGTTTTTGTAAACATTTACTATAGCCTTCTGGACATCGTTGTTAGAATTATCAACAGCTTGATTGAATAAAGCTTGGAAGTTTAATGCTCCCATTTTTACATCTAAGTCAGTAGCAAACTCAAGTTCGTAGTCTGGTTCTTGTTGAAATGGTATCTTATAATGAGTCCTTTTTTTCTTTCCACCAGCATTCTGTAGTTTCATCCCTGTGTCCACGCCATCTTTGTTGATAATCTTAAATCCTCGAGGAGAATTCTCATCAGAAATTCTATTGATACCAGTAATAAACAATCTAGCTTGATTGTAATTCTTGGCTGATGCCCCTGCACCGGGAACATTTGTCTTAGCCAACCCAACATACCAAATTGTTTCTCCAAGCTGTGTCTCTGCATGTATGTTGGCTTTTGATTGATCACCGCTTGGAACAGAACCATCATAAGCTTTCGCCGATATCATGACTTCACCGTTTTTACCAGCTAATATGTCGGCTGCTGCACCAGAACCTCCGAAAACTATACCGTTTGATAGAAATGCAAGGAAAACTTCGAAGATCGTACCTGCTGATGCTCCTTGATACATATTCATTACGTAAGTCAGGGTAGCCATAACAGAAGCTGAATTAAACAATTCTTGTGCTGGCACTTCTTTAAGGATGGCTTTAGCCTCTTGATCTCCTTTAGCAGCTTGTTGGATTACTTTTGATAATTTTTCATAGTGTTCAAACAGATCAATCATGTTTCCATGTCTTGCGATTTCAGCTTTAAAGACAGCAAGTGTTGTTGCGTCAAGACTTCTTTTTGATACCAGTTTATCATCTTCGTCAAAATCGCCAGCAAGTGCTTGATAGTCAAGATCCAAAGAAGGAACAGAAGGGAATCTGTCTTCAGTATCATATTCTATACCATCTTCAGAAGACTCAACGTCTTTTGAGAAACCTTTCAGATCTGGTTGTTGACCTCTCCATTTCTTTACAAAATCATCTTTCCAGTCTTCTGCTTGTTTTTTTGCATTGGTTCCGTCAGCGTGTTTGTTAATTTTAATATCAAAGTCTTTATCACTAAGGTCGCTCGAATTTCCATCAAGACCTGATATTCTATCCACGTCTTTGGGTGTCATGCTATTAGGAGGTCTGACTTCTTTTCCATACAAAGCTCTATAAAGATCATCTTGTTTGAAGCGTGTTCCATCAGGATATGCTATGTTGACGTTTCTCTCCTTTAAGATATCTTTGATCATTTCGTCAATTGTTTGTTCTGTTAGTTTTTTAGACATTAGTAATCTCCTTGTTTGATTTCTGAAATTAGCTCGGGAAGATCCAAGCCGGCACAATCTATCTTGTTCTTTTTTAAATGGAAGTGCGATATAAAACCGCCATATGTTCCTCTGACAGCAGGTGCTGAGGTTGTTGAGGAATTAGGAGTCTCTAATGGTATTCCAGTCGCATCGTGAACAGCCTTCATTAGAGCCTTGAGAGCATCAATTTGTACATCGTAGAATCCCAAGAATGGCTCAAGGTATTTTCCATGCACTTTCTTTTCTCTCCAAACTGGTCTTTCACCAAAACCATGCTTTCTATACCACTTTTGATATTTTGGATAATAAGCGTTTGTAATCTCAACTCCAATTGATGCATTGTTCCACTTAGTTCCACCAGCATGATAAGCTATGTGATTCATATCAAGCAATTGATATATGGTTCCATCATTGTCTATGAGGAAGTGGACCGATAAGCCCCTCTGTGAGAGCACTTTAAAGCAGCTCTTTGAATTCAAGCAGACGTCCCAGTGACAGACGAAGTTTTTTGGCTTACGTTTCTCAACGACTTTCTTATAGCCTTTGTTTATTTTCATACCACCTTTCATAAATGGAAGAACGACCTTTGGCCATGGAATGTCAAAATAGTCGTTGTTATAAATTATGCTTGTGTTTTTGTGTTCTGGTATATCATCATAAAGATAGCGAAGCTTGCTTTCTCTGTCTGTCCATACTCTTCTGTAAGTTCCGGGACCACAAAGTCCATCGGCTTTTATTCCTAATCTCTTTTGGAATTCTTTAATTGCGTCAGTCAACTCCTCATCAAATGAAGAACACCCGAACCATTCGGGTGTCCATCCTAATTTTGATGCAGATGCTTCATTGTAGAATTCTGCGTCCATATTAAATTACCTCGTCAGCTAATCCATATTCAACAGCTTCTTCAGCAGAAAGATACACGTTCACTTTTTGATCGAGCATTTTCTTTAGCTGTCTCTTAGTAAGTAGTGTTTGTTCGCATAATGCGGCTATATACATATCTTGAATGTTTTGGATTTCTTCCATCTCATTTACAAGGTTATGAATAGCTCCAACGTTACCAGCAGAGACTGCATGGATCATCACACGACAATTTTTCATAATCTTTCTTTTACCTCTGGTACCTGATGCAAGTAGCAAAGTTCCAGCAGACATTATTTTGCCCATTCCAATTGTTTCAATATCACGATTTGCTTTTGTAATTCTCATCATATCGTGAATAGCCATCATGTCGTCAGCAGATCCACCATAAGTGGAAATATAAAATTTAATATCTTCTAACTCTTTCTTGGGGCCAATCTTCTTTTTATACTTTTCTACACGTTTTTTATCTCCGAGCAATAACAATGCAGAAACAATGTCTCCTGCTCTCTCTTCATTAACATCTCCATATAACATAAATGTCGATGGAATATCATCTTCTGGATTTGCAGGTGGTGGTCCACCCATCAATTGAGCCATCAAATCTTTTGCCATTTCCATTTCTTCTTCAGTTGGAGGAGGGATTGGTAGTGGCGATGTTTCTTCATCTTTATTACCTTCGTCGATAATAACTTTACTCTTTTTCTTCTTCGTGAACTTCATTTGACCTCCTTTGTGTTGTAAATTAAGTTCTATTAAAACAAAAGGACAGGTTAACAGCCCGTCCTTTATATTATAACATGTTTTTTTGTTTTGTCAAGGAAAAGCTTTATTTTTTTCCAAGAGCCTTATCTAATTTAGCCTGAGCTTCCTTAGCTTCTTGGAGACGAGCATGTACTCTTTGAGCAACAGTTTTAATGATATCATCTTTTGTGATTTCACTTTCTACTGCTTCTTGAATTTCTTGCTCTTCTTCCATAACTTCTTCAGCTTCTTCTTCAGCTTCCATGTCCATTTCCATGTCCATATCGTCTTCAGGTGCTTCAGGAGCGTCCTCTACAGGAGCTAGGTCGGCCATTTCACCAGCTTCATCAGAGTCAGAATTTAGAACTTCAGCAACTTCTGCGATTGTAGCAGCGGCTTCAGCAAATTTCTTAACCAAATCTTGATCAAGTTCTACATCAGCTTGAGGAGCTTCTTCTGCTGCTTCCATTTCCATTTCTTCAGCTTCATACATCTCTTCATTGATCGCTTCTTCTTCTTCATTAATTGCTTCGTCTTCGTTTAAAGCCTCATCTTCATTGACTACTTCTTCTTCTTCGTTAATAACTTCTTCTTCATTTTCTACTTCTTCTTCAACAACTTCTGCTGAAGATTCCATTTCATGAAGAGGTTTGATATTAGCCAAGCTTTGGAAGCGTCGAACTTGGGCTTCAGATAATAATTTTTTAGACATTTGCAAATTCTCCTTTATAAAATGTTTTATCTCTATAAATAGATCATTAAAACCAAAAAATCACAGTTCTGGGTGTTCTTCGGCTATTAAATCAAAAATATTTTCCAATTCATCATCTTTAATTCCAAACTTCGACATAAGATCTTCTGCTTGTTCTTCTTCTTGTGTTGAGACTTTTTGGTCTCTCTTGCGACCAATGTTTTTCTCTTCTTTGTATTTTCGGATGAACTTCATTAAATCTTTATCGCTCTCTGACATACCTGTTATGCATGCTCTAAAAAAGTCAGCTTGTGTTAAATTCTCTCTTTCAAGTCTAATTTTAAGCTGTGCATGTCTGATATCAGTATCTGTGAATTGGATTTTCTTTTTCTTATGTTCGCCCATGCTCTAATTAGTACCCGATGAGCCAAAACCACCTTTTCCTCTTTGAGTTTTTGAAAGTTCAAAAGCTTCCTCAAATTCTATTTGTGGATAAGGTAAGATCACTATCTGGGCTATCCTATCTCCGACATCATACACGGGTGAATTCTGTACATTGATGTCGAATTTTAGCATGATTTCTCCTCGATACCCAGAGTCTATGACTCCAACTGCGTTTCTTAGAGAATGGGCTGTTTTAGAAATAGAAGAGCGTGGAAACAAAAGTCCCACATATCCTTCAGGTATCTCCATGGCAAGCCCTGTACCATAAACATAATTGCCGTGATCATCAAAAGTTTGAGTCACAGCGTAAAGATCCATGCCTGCATCTCCGTTCTTTGCATACTTGGGGATTCTAGCTCCGGCATCGAGCTTCATTACTTTTACTTTCATTTGTTACCTCCAAATTGTTTTGGTTCTCTTGCTAGTAATTGTAACCTACTAGCATAAACATATTTCCATATTTTACTTCCTATCATAATTGAATAAGTAAACCCTCCTGAGAAGGTCACGCTCTTTTCAATTATTAAGGCTACTTTACCATATGGTGGCGGATCATTATGGTTAACAAAGCTATGACGTCCATGTCGAACAACAACTAAGTCACCAACTTTCATAACCAAGAGTCCCCCTTGTTTTCAACTGTTTGTATTACTTTGTTAGCCATCTTATCTATTTTTGCATACTTTGCACGTCCGGGCCTTCTTTTACGAACCACTATCTCTTCTACTGGAGATTTGATGTGCTCTGCCTCCCAAATTAGTGCACAGTTTTTAGTAAAAAAAGTATGAATGCTTTCATAGTATTTTTCATCTTTCCTCTTTCTCTGTAGCAATGCAGCTAATTCTCTTGCTGCATCTTCGTTATCAACAAACTCTATCTCTTCTTCGAAGAGTTTTAGCCATTTTTCTACTGCAAAAGCGTATGCTGCCTTTTTATTATTACCAGCATACACAATTTCAGTATCAGTGGCTTGGCTTATTTGACAATCTCTGTTTCTATGGTGTATTACTGTGTACATTGTTGCCTCCAAATTTGTATTTAATATATGTCCCCGCAAAGGGCAGTGTTGATATCATGGCTAGTAAAGCATTCCACTCTCCATGACAATTCATTAGGTGTTCCATATTATCCTCCGTTGTTAATAAAATTTACCAATTTCTCTTGGAACCTCTTTTACTAAGATGGAATATCCATTCCCAATTATGTTCCACAGTTCTTCACCATTTGATTTTATGGTGGTTCTTTCTAAAGCCGTTATTGAGTCAAGCTTTACCCACAAATGTCTATTTCCATCCCAAGATACCAAGTGTATTATCATCACTCACCGTCCCTTGGGATAGTTTTTTTAATAGAATTGTAAAGATCAACAAAATCAGACATATCTACATCGTCTTCTATCATTCTATGAATCTTAATAGCCAATCTTTGTTGTTTGGTATCAAGCCATTCGTTTTCTTTATAATTCTTTTTCAACTCTTTTAGTTGCTCTTTAAAGGGAGCAATTGCCTCCTCTAAAGCTTTCACTGATTGAATGAACTCAATCATGTGCTCTGCCTCTTCCTTTTCTGTTTCATCATCTTCCCATTCGGAAACCATGACTATATTGTCTTTGTTGTCATTCCACATAGTTTTCTCCTTTTTTCTAGTGTGTTTATATTGTAACATTAAGTGTTAAACATGTCAAGTTAAAATATAATTAAATTTTTATTTTCTTGCAATCTTTCTATAACTTTATCACATCTATCTTGCTGTATCTTAACTGCTGGTATTGATGTTGAGTTACTATTACTTCTACCCAACAAAGCATTGACCCCATTGTTTAGAACAAGTCTTATTCTTAAATTGTGCTCTATAATATTGTTATCTTTGTCTTCAAAGATTATTTTTGCTGATGTCAGTCCTCTTCCAAAAAGAAGCCTACAGGTTATATTTTCATCAAGTATGTCTCTGTACAACTGGCTTTCTGCAAACTTCCACCAGTAATTTTTACTTGTACTTTTGTCTGTTACCATGATATTCATGTCTTCGTTTTTCAAAGCAACATGGTCTTTAAGTATTTGTTTTATTTCATCAGAATCCATAGCTTTCAATAAAGAGTTGGCTTTTTTGTTAAAACTACTTCTTGTTGTGGAAACTGATTGATCAAGTATTTTCAATTTCTTGGCGTATTCCTTAATCTCATGCAAAGAACAACCATCAGATAAAACAGAAGAACTATTAACATAATCATAGGACCCTGTTTTTAATTTTGTTTTTCTCTTAGCAGAAACTTTGTGAGTGCCTTTATCAGTTATAATTACAAAGTCCTCCTTATACGACGTTCCTCCTCTCTTTTCAATTTTAAAACTCTTGACGTTTTTAATAACTCTGTGAACACCTCCGTTCTGAAGTGTTTTTATTTGATCTTTTTCGTTCTTTATACCATTTCGGTGTGATGAACCATCTGTTTTGTAAGCCATATTTACCTCCTTAATTTTTTGTTACATAGCTCAATTGCGTCTGGGTTTATATCAAACAAAATATATTGTCTATTTAAGTTTTTAGCGGCCAAACCCGTTGTGCCTCCACCAGCTACTGGGTCTAATATTATGTCTCCTTCATCGGAAGACATTTCAATTATTCTTTCCAACAGCTTAACAGGTTTTTGAGTTGGCCACTCTCTCTTTTCTGCTCCCATGCTTATAGAATGTACATCATCCCATAGGTCTGTTGCTGGTTTGCCTTTTGATTCATGTTTGTATATTTTTTTGTATGGATTTGCTCCTTCTTTGGTTGGAAAATGTATTCTGTCTTCTTTAATTAAGTCTTCTAAGTCTTGCTTAGACATTCTCCAACCGTTTTCTGGTTCATAAGTAATGCCATTGTGATCTAAGCTATATAACCTTTCTTTATTTTTTGTTTTCTGTGTTTTTGTGTATACGATATGTCCTAATGCGTAGTTTCCTCTATCATCCTTGTTTTTATAAGAGTTCTTTGAATAATAATCATCTAACTTTTGATATACAGGATTAAATTTTGGTTTTTTTGAATTAGAGCACTTTATTATAATATCCATGCATGCACCAAGCTTACTTTTGACGTTGTTTTTGGATCTAGATCTTTTCCAGAAAATAAGTTGTGTATTACTAAAGTGCTTTTCACACAACATCATCGGTATAAGACTGTCTTTTGCTGAAATATGAAAGAATAAATTACCATCAGGCTTTAATATTCTTTTACATTCCACCAACATTGGTTCGACAAGACCTATGTAAGACTCATCATCTTCGAACTTGTCTTTGAACCCTATCTTGTTGTCTGGTGTTAAGTAATAGTTTCTATCTGAATTGAATGGAGGGTCAAAATATATTGTTTGTACAATATTATCCTCCACTTCTTTCAGCAATTCTCTTGAATCACCTAATTTTATTAAATTCATTTCCACCTCCCTTGTGAATCATTTATATTATAACATGTAGTGTTCTATTTGTCAAGTTTTATTTTACCAAAATTGACCATGAATTATTTATCGCCCCAAATGTCGAGAATCCCCAATCGACAGAGTGTCTAGGTCTAATCATATATGGGCGATTTATGTATATCTTGTCTTTGTCTGGATTGATAGACCAGCACCTGATCTGAGTTTCTACAGAATTAGAATCTATGACTTTTACAACGAAGAAATCTTTACCTTTCTTTGTTTTCTTTTTTACAACAGACCTTGGTATACACCAGCAAACTTGCAGATCTGGATCATATTCAGAAATCGGTGGAACACATTTTTGCTCAAGCTTTTTCTGTATATGGTCACCCATCACCATAGAAATAGGAAAGATTCCCGTGAGATCAGCAATGAAACTGATCTTTTCTTCTTCTGTGAAAGATCTCTCGGGTCTATACAGATCTATGTTCTCATCAAATTTCTTCTTATTCTTTGGACGATCAACACAAACAGCAGACCAAAAGTGTTTATCACCACTAAACCTATCATCAATCAAATCATCCATAGCACCAGCTCGACAAAGAACATCAAGTGCTTTCTTGTTTAACTTAGAATACTTAATGTCTTTGTTGAAGAGTAATTCTTCTGCTGTTGCAAAAGGTCTGTGCTGGAGAACTTGTTCAAAAGCTGCGTCGCCGAATCCCTTGATACCTGTAAGAGGTGCTATAAGTGTTTTGTCTCCTTCAATTCTCCAAGTTGACTCAGAGTAATTAATGTTTAATGGCTTTATCTCAAATCCATGTTGCTTTGCAAGATTGATAGCTTTCTCCTTGCGAGATTCAGGTTCTTTGTCCAAGAAGGAAGCAGTCCATTCTGCTTTGTAGTAGTTACACAACCAAGCACACTGGTAAGATATAATAGAATAAGATACAGCGTGAGACTTGTTAAAACCGTAGCCGGAGAAATACTCGAACTTCTGCCAAAGTTTCTCAGCGGCTCTTCTAGAAATGTTCTTCTCCAGACAACCCTGAAGGAATTTAGCATATATAGCTTCTTTAACTTCATGACCTTTTCCTGTTCCTTTCTTTGTTAAGACCTTGCGAAGAAGGTTGGCTTCATCCATAGTAATTCCTTTACCGAGTCTGTAAGCCAGCATAGCAATTTGCTCTTGGAAGATTAAAAAACCATAAGTCTCTTGAGTTACTTCTTTAACAAGATTATTTAAATAGCGTACTTCATCTGGTTTCCACTCTTTATATTCATCAAGATCCATGTTTAATTCTCTTGCAACTTCTTCATCAGTTGGGTCACTTCCAAAGCTTTTCTTAAGCATATTGATTACTTTCTCATGACGAGCAAGTTTTGCATAAGCTTTATCAACACCTGCTGATAATGGACCCGGACGATAGATTGATGTAATAGCCGAGATATCAACGATAGATGTTGGTCGTGCTCTTTCTGCAAGCTTTTGTGCACCATTTTCTGTGAATTGGAATACCCCAACCCATTGTCCATCGTGAAAGATATTCTTGTAGACTTCTTGGTCATCAAGATTTATCTTGTCTGGATGGAGGTTCTCATCATAATACTCTTTAATCTGAGAAAAGGTTGGGTTCTCAATTCCATGATGTCGGCGAAGAATCTTGGAGATACAATCCTCAATCATACGCAAAGTCGAAAGACCAAGAATATCAAACTTAATGAAACCCATTGGCTCCAATTGTCTAACATTCATCCCTTCGGACCACGGCGTTTGACGAACTCCCTTAGAAGAGATAAGAGGCATGTATCTGTCCAATTGTTCTCCAATCACAACACCACCAGCATGTCTAGAACACGAACGATAAGACCCATGAAGGGCTTGAACGTGCTCTTTGACGTGAGGATACTTAGCAAAGAACTTCTGTAGAGATTCTGAAAACTCAATTACCTCATCAAAGGTCGGAGTATAAACACCAGCTTTGATACCATGCTTTTGTTTTGCAAGAGGTGTAGCTTCTTGTAACATCTTTCCTGTTACAACGTTTACCTCCATAAAAGGAATCTCATAGAATTTAGATATGTCTTTGATTAGCGAACGAAGTTGGAGTGTGTTCCAATTTGAGATAGGAACAACAACATTATTGCCCCATTCGTCAATCAATATGTCCTTAAGGACCATAGGGTCAGACACATCATAGTCAATATCAGGGTAATCAGTTGCATCGGATCTAAGAAAACGGGAGAATAATAGTCCATAAGCAATAGGGTCGATCTGAGTGATCCCCAGACTATAAGCAACCAGAGAGCCAGCCGCAGAGCCTCTACCGGGGCCTGATAATTGTACTTCATTTGTTTTATCCGAAATGGCTTTCATTGTAAGAAAGTATTTAGAAAAACCACGATCAGCAATTACTTTAAGTTCATGCTTTAGTCGTTTCTCATATTCATAAATAGAGGAAGACTGTTTTCCTTCCTCAGAAGTTAGTCCTCTTTTCTTTAGAATAGTAAACATACCTTCTGAAGAAAGTCTCTCAAGGTATTCGTCTTCATTATAACCAGCAGGAACAACGAAGTCGGGAAGTCTTACCGTTGTGTCAGGAAGAAAGTCCTCACAACGTTCCATGGCAATATGGTATGATTCTTCTATGGATTGACGTACTAATTCATCGTCATATTCATAACCACATTCCTCAGAATATTGCTTGTAAGACTCCCACATCTCTTGTCCGTTCTTTGGATACAATTCGTATTCCATCTCTTGAACAGAAGTTGGAAGATTCATATCAAGCCATTCAGGCTTTCCACGACCAAGCCAACCAAGTCTCTTGTATAATTCTCTGTCTTTCCAAGCATCAGGCGTTGGATAGTGAGAATCACCAGTAGAGACTAATTTAAGACCGTATTCTTGTGCAATCTGAATGATATAGGTATTCAATTCATGTTGCTCTGGAACTCCGTTCCATTGGATCTCTGGATACCATCTATCTCCGAATATCTTGATCATCTTTTCAGTAAGCTTTCTCATAGCCCACAGTACATGTTCTTCGCCTTCATCACGGTTCTGCCAGTAACAACCAGCATAAACGCCCCCAAGACAAGCAGAAAGAGCGATAACGCCCTCACTATGTTTCTCTAGTAAGTCAAAGTCAATTCGTGGCTTTCGATAATAATAGTCTCCATGATAAGACTCAGAAACCATCTTAAATATGTTGTTAAGACCAGTTTGGTTCATAGCTATAAGAACCAAGTGTCTCGTTCTGTTTATATCAGATTTAGAGACACCTTTGGACTCTCCATCTGCTTCAATGTTTGTTCCAGATCTACCATCATCGATAGATCTAGCTTTCTTAGTATCTTTCTTTAATTCTTCAAGCTTTTCTTTCCACTCAGGAACAGAAGGAATGAAGTAAGCTTCAACACCAAATATTGGCTTGAAATTCTTTCCTTCCTTCTTCATTTTCTTTGCGTGAAGAACTTGATAGGCAAAACCATTCATATTGCCGTGATCTGTCAAAGCCAGACCCTCACAGCCATTGTCATATGCAAAATCCATATGTTCGCTTGGGTAACCAAATCCGTCAAATGGGGACCCAACGCCACTGTGTGCATGTAAATTAATGAACTTCATTATTTTGCCTCCTTTATAACGTCAACGACACCAGTAAGGTGTCTCTTTAATTTTCTAGTATTGACATCCTTAAAGTAAGGAATGTCCTTGTGGAATACTGCTCCGATAGCAATACCAATTAGTAAACACAATAGTTCTCTCATTTTATCCTCCGTTGTTGTATGTATTATAACATAAAACCCCTTGATTGTCAAGGGGCTTTTGTTACTTTTTTTTATTCTTGAAAAGTTCTCAAGAACCAGCCGTCAAAAGTTATATACTTGTAAACACTTTTGCGACTTGATTTGCACCACTGAATGTATTCTATGTCGATCTGTTGCTTATAGACCTCAAGCATTCTTCCATCTTTCATGTATAACTTGTTTAAAAGCTTATAAGCTTTCTCTTTTGTTGGGTGCCATTTCTTCTCTTTATTATCTGACCTTAGATGGCCGTGACCATATCCTGTGGCTTTTATAGTCAGTTCTTTGTGTCTTGCTTTTCTAAACTCCTCACGATCTCTGCCAATATAACTTCGATCTTCCTTGTTTTTCTCAATAACCTTTCTTCTTTCAAACTTTTCTCGAAAGAGCTTGTCCTTCTCATCTAGCTGGTCTCTTAGGTCTGCTTCTGTTCCTAAATCTTCTAGGTACTGGTTCAAAGAATTGATCTTTGCACAGATGTCCTCATGAGTATTTCTTACTGGTTCTAAGAGAGATTCCCAAAGAATTCTTTTTTCGAGATAAGGGTTTTCTTTACTTATCTCTGCAATCTCTTTATCAAAATCAGCAATGACCGTGTTTTTCCCCCATTCAAAAACAAAAGCTTTATTTAAGTCTTCAAGATCTTTTTCCAAATCTTTTATCAATTTGTTTGTTTTTCTCATTGAGGAAATTATCTTTGTAGCATCACCTTCATAATAGGGCTTTTGACTGCTATTTGAGCTCATACAATTGTATACATTCTGAACTCCTTTTTTTAGTTCTCGAATATCTTTTACAATCGCTTGGCGTTGTTTGGTGATTCTGGCTGTGTTTTGTTTTTGTATTTCACTATAATGTAGCCTTTCGCCAAACACTTGTTCATGAATGTCAAGAGAATGTTCAATCGCCAACTCGTTAAGATAATAATTATGCCCTTTACCAGAGGTCATGTATTCATACTCTTTTTTTACTTTTTCTTTATGCTCGCTCTTCTCACGATTATAGTCAGCTTTTTCTTTTTCCCAAACAGCCCAAGAGTCAATTGCAGATTGGTATCTTTCAGACCAAGACTTGTGATATCGGTGTTCTCGTATCGGACTAAACCCATAGCGAGAATCACTTTCTGTATTTGTGTTTACATAAAAATCAGTAGTGGACATGTTGGATATAGCTATTGGAAAAGTCAATAGTTTGTTATAATACTTGTTTTTATTTTCTAAAAAAGCAATCATTGCTTTGGTCTTTGCTACATCCCATCGATATTGGGCTAGTTCTGTGTCTGTATAATTGGAGACAACCCCGTGTTTATTTAGTTTAGACACTGGTTCTTCATAATCGAAACTGATATTAGTTCCAGTTATTGATTCGTAGACAGATTTGTAAAGATTGCGTTTAGGCATCCTTTCTTGCCTCATTGCACGGTACTCCGTCCAGTGTTTGTTGTATGAATTGTATGGCATAGGCCCTCCTTGGTTAGTACAATTAATGGGCGATTACCATGACTATTGTTTTTAGTCATAACCCCCCAATGATTATACTATAACATATCAATTCAAATCTGTCAAGTTTTTTTGTCAAGTTTTATGAAATAATATTCTTTTGTCCCGAGCCTATCGCTTATATCGTAATGATTAGGTCGTTCGCCAACCCAATCAACATAGAGAAAATTTACATTTTTAGTTTTTCTAATCTCTGTTACAAGCCCAATTGCTTCTGAACTTAAAAACAAAGGATCAAGTTTAACCAAATCGCCAATTTTAATCACATTTGGTTCTTTAGCCATTAGTTTTACGTACTTTTTTTCTATTTTACTTAATCTTAATTGCGTTGACCTTCTAACTTCTTCTTGATGAGCCCACGCATCAGATATATTGTTTGGAAAATCAGAGTGATATAGCTTTTCATCAGCTTGTTTGACTGTTATATAGCCTCTATCAACCCATTCTTGTACAATTCTTTTAGCCTGATCTTTAGTCATATCGTCTCCATTTATAAAAATCTTTTTTCGTCTGCCCATATTTGTGTCTGTGCTATGTCTCTTCTCGTCAAACCACAATGCAATTTGGCAAGATGCATTTCATTCTCTATATCGGTTTTAGACAAAAGAGTATTGTCTGTACATATTGAGAATTTTATCCCTTCATAGATCCAGTCTTTCATCGGATGATCAGAGTATTCCTTGATGCACCCAGTATGATAATTAGATGATAGACAAGCTTCTATAAGAATATCTTTCTCTAATACCAAATCCATGGTCTTCCAATCATCCATTACGGTTAATCCATGACCAATTCTTTGTGCATGAAGGAAATTTATTGCAACTTCTATCTCTTTAGCCGATCTTCCTTCTCCAGCATGTACAGTTCTACCAAGACCATACTTTTTTGCCTTCGTAAAGGCGTCAGAATAGTCCATAAGCGAATAGAAATGATTAGGGCTTGGTGCACCAGCCAAGTCAATTCCAACGACCTTCTCACGGGTCCTAGCGGTCTCTACAAGTCTGTCCAATACTCTTGGATGTTCTCCATAAAGTCCACAAAGGATCAGTCTTTTGTTTCCATAAAGACCAGCTTGGGCTGCGTCAACAATTTCTTCTAATGGAGCACCATAATGAAGTTGTGGAGCAAAGCGTATCTCTGCATCGTAAACCCCATTAAAAGTCAAATCGGTACACAAGTTCTCTACTGCTTTTTTAACTAAATCGGGAGTTTGAATTGTTCCCAGAATTGTCTCAAAGCTTTTAAGTGCATTCTCAAGACCCATTCCTTTATGAAAATAGATCTCAGTTGGATCAAAGCCCAAGAAATCTACTAAAGCTGCATGTCTTATTGAGCCATCTAAATGACAGTGAAGCTCAATCATTCTGCCTCCATCGTTACCATTAGCGGATGTCCTTCTTGTTGTGCATATGCATTGCATTTCTTAGTTCGCATCCAAGCTATTTCTTTTGAATAAACTCCAGCAATACCCTTTCCTTCTTGATGAACTTGTAACATAACAGCCTGTGCTTTTTCATTGCCGTAATTAAATACATGAACCAAAATATCCACAACAAACTCCATTGGTGTGAAGTCGTCATTGTGCAGTATGACCTTGAATTTCTTTGGTGGCTGGACAGTTTGTCTATCCTTTAATTCGACACCATGTCCGGTGCCTTCTTTTCTCTTTTTCTGTGTTGACATAATTTCCTCCGTTATTTAGCCAATATAATTATATACTTCATATTCAGCAATAAGTCTGATCTTGTTACTCTGAATTTATAAGGCTCCACAGTTTGCAACACAATATCTCTCATTCTATAAGAATTACCAAATATAACTTTTATCTCTTCTCCAATATTGGAGTTTATAAAAGAATGTATTGCTTGTGGAACCTCATGATGTTTGTATCCATGAAGGTCTAAAACTTTCATCTTGTCTCCGTGTGTATTGATATTATAACACATTTTGGAGATTTGTCAAGTTTTATTTTCCTATTCTTCCCATTAATCTTATAACAGCTTGACTTATGTCTTGTTCTGTTATTTCACCTTCTTTTCTCACCAACAATGGAGGCTTTTCTATTTTGGTCTTTTTTGGAGCAATTGTTCCTTTTTGTATTACCGTTGTTTTGATTTTAGTTACTTGAGGTATCTTCTCGATTTTATAACGCTTGTTGATTATAGCTTCAGCTACAATTTCAGCTTTTCCGTTAAGAAGAAATAAATTAACTTGCTTTGAATCACCATCATCATACTCATATATATCAAGAACCCAATAACCTCTTTCTAATGCACATTCTCTAGGCTCTCTGTCCTTGCAATCGATCCAAGTAACAGCAATCATGTCCTTCTTTTCAGAATGAAAGGTTTTGTTAACAAAGTGGTGAGCAACCGTTGTTTCTAATTGACTCCCCATTGGTACATATACTGTTGTCGCCATAGCTAGGCTTAATAAAAAACTAATCATCACATTCTCCTTTTTCTAGTTTTAAAAACTCCTCAGAAAAATATCTGTAACAATTCTCTTTAGTCATATGCAGTTTATACTCAATAATATACCAAGGATCTTCTTCAGACTCAAAGTTATAATCAGTACATTGATAAAAACAAATCTCAACAACAACACCAAGTCCTGACTTTATATAAAAGCTATCTGAAAGATTGCCAGAATTTATCTGTGCAGAAACAAGATCACCTATTTTAAACAAAGGTGCTCTGTGCGTTGGCAGCTTGTCTACCTTGAATTGTTTAAAGTATTTTTCGATTTCGGAACCCTCCACTTCGATGGCGATTCCAGACTTCTCTAGAAATTTTGGACGCCATCTGTTCCGCCATCTGAATAACACCGTCAAGATATGGGTCACGTTCACCATCATAGTAAATAGTTAAATATCCCCATTTCATCTTAACTTGCACAATCCTTTTGGGATTCAGTAAATCTCGGTTTCTTATAACAAAGCATTTTGTTACAAATGCAACAATCTCGTCAAGCTCGACATATGGAGAGTAATCGTAACATTCTCTATATAATTCGAGGACTTCCTCTTTATAGAGGTTTTCAATATATTTGCTAAGTCTGTTCTTCCATATATCAGTCATCGTTCGGAACCGTTAATTTAAAAAGTTCATATTTGGTCACAAGATGATTTTGTATACCATTTGTAATTTCATAATCAAACCAACCAGAATCCATAAGAGTTGGGTTAAGAATCTTTTTAATTACCCAAACTGATTTAGGATTCATAAAAGTATGGACAGGGTACCATTTTACCAAGTCTCCAACTTCTAAACTAGGTATCTCTCCTATAACATTCGAATGACATTGTCTATTCTCACTGTTTCGCAAGTCCCCTGAGAAACTAGATAGACAGTCAAATATTGATGATCCGAGATCGCCGATGGTGGGAATAGGACAAGGCCGATCATCTCCATCGCATTGTGCGGCAGAGACCTGAACAATATCAATTGTCCCTTCTTCAAAACTGTCATCTTCGCTCCATTCGCATTCACAAGGATCGCAAGCACACATTGGACAAAAAGTACTATTTGTCACAACACTCACACTTGCACTCTTCTTTTATACATCCACAACATTCACATTTTTCCATTTTTTATCTCCTGTTTTTAAGTCTATTGATTTCTCTTTTCATGTTATCGCATTTCTTCTCCATATCGGCTAATCTTTGCTCCATGAGTTTCATCTGAACTTCTCTGTCAACGGCAGATTGTCCATTCTCGCTCTCCATATGATTAACTATCTTTTCCAAGTTTTTATTCGCATCGTCCATCTTAAATTCTAATGCTCCAAGTCTCATTTCCGAATCCCAGATCCAAATAAAACAAGGAACGATTATAATTGATAACAATACGGTAAAACCTTTCCAAGCATAATCCATTAATTGTGATTTTTGCATTATTCTTGACTCCAATAATTATACGAACATAAACAACATAGGGCCAAACATATAATTGCAAATCCCCAATAACCTTCCATAAGAAAATCAAATGCAAAAGCACCGTTTATTATCGCACACAAAAAGCTAAATCTTTTTGATCCAAACATTTCTAACATTTTTGTTCCTCCGTAAGTGATAAATGGTGGAGATGACAGGAATCGAACCTGCGACCTACTGCGTGCAAGGCAGTTGCTCTCCCTACTGAGCTACATCCCCATTATCACTTATAAATAGTTACTCGATATGTCCTGTGCCAATAACTTGCCATTCAGTATGGGTTTCAATATAAGAATTGTTTATATCGGTCTCAACAAGTTCGACCTTATGGCGAACCAAATGAACCGCAACCAACCCTCCATATGGATAAGATTGCAGATATTGCCCCGGAATTTGCATAAAGCCATTATCGGGACCTCCGCATGTAACAAAACCAAGAAGTTGAGCTCCGTCAGGAGAATAGACGGCAACGGTTATGTTGAATGTATGGTTTTGCGATGTTGGAGCCCATGAAAAAGCAGCTCCCGAACGATAAATTGGAGTTTCGAACGCATACGATGGGTCAACCCACAAAAGAGTATAAGGCTCGATCCAATCAAAACCATGAGATGAATAAAAGGTGTAAGAGCCCTCATCGGTGACAACTTGATATGGAGCATCTCGTTGAATTTGAGGCTCCCATATTGTGTTGTTCTCATAATAGCCATTTCCGATTTGAGGAGCGGCAAATTGATGATTTTGGTTTGAAACTTGGATTTGCATTCCAACGGTTTGAGGAATTGTGGATGGCGTTGTGTTATACATTTGAGTATCGCAAACTCCCTCGGGAACAACCCAATCCGTCCATCCATCAGATGATGGTTGATGGAAATTAGCGGAAAATTTTATTCGCATTTCTTGAGTCTCTCCAACGCATGCAGGGCATGCAACTTGAGTTAACTCCCAATATGTATAGCCGGTAATGCCGGTTCTTTGCGGATCATATGATGGTTCGGTTGTTGGTTCGGAAGAAACTCCTCCGGTTGTATCCCCAACAACGATAACTTCTTCGGAAGTGTCCTCGACTTCTTTTGTTACCTTAATGATTCCAACATCTCCTTGTCGGCATGCAAGCAATAATAATAATAGCATTTTATTCTCCTTTTTTAATTTTGTCTATTGTTTTTAAAAAATGTTTAATTAGATTTTCTTTGCACTTTTCGTTGTCTCCACATTCCCAGAATTTCCATGAAAACATGGTCGAATTTTTCTCAATTAATTTTTCTATCTTTTTTGCTTCGTTTCTTAATAATTTATCGATTTCTTTTACGTTATGTATTGCGACTTCATATTTAGTTGCCAAAAAGATAATTTTCGACCATTTTGCATGTAACCATGCATCATTTAAGATTTTAAAGTCGGTATCGTCTCCATCATTCTTGTCGGGATGCGTTAGTTTTGCTAGTTTTTTATATGTAATTTTGAAGTGCTCTTGTCCTAATAGTGTCTCCTCTGGAACTTCGAATTCGTGCTTATCATCTTTAGCTTCTTGAGTGGGTTGTTTTGGCTTCTCAGGTGCTTGCGGTATTTCGACATCGTTTTCCTCACACCATTGTCTATAATATTCATCAAACTCTCCATGTTGATCTAATAATATATCTTTCTGCCAGTCTAACTCTGTTTCTAAGAAATCTATTTTTTTTAACGTAGCTTCAAGTCTTTTATTCATTATAACATACCTATTCGTCTTTGTCAAGCCCAATCGAACCAAATTCTGTTTTTTTCATGAGCCATGTCGGTGGTCGCTTGGTTTGCTCGGCAAGTTCTGATGATAAATAGTTTCTATAATTGTCCCAAGAAGATAAATCGTAGAACTCTTTTACCTCTAACGAATTGCTTCGCTTATTGTCGAGATCTATGAAAACATCCTCAAGATTGTACCATCTTGCTGAGTATCTTTCTGCAAGTGGGAGCTTTGTTTGGGGTATGCCTTTTTCGTTTACTTCGTTTTTGTAAGTGCCTGTTCCTTTGCGAATTTGCCTTCGGAACCTTATAAACTCGTCTTTTCCGAATGAAAATGAGGTGTGAAGACCTTGTTCTGGAGTTTTGCGGTTGTGAGTTATATAGAAATTTTTGGGCGAGGAAATTTTTTGGCGATGTTCTCTCAACAACTCTGGATTGAAATACCCATATGGAAAAGAGACCCAATACTTGTCTGGATATATCCATTTAGAGATGTTGGCTGAAACTTTAAATGCTGAAAGAGCTCCCTCGATAACCGACCATGATAAACAATCTCTTCTAAACCTATTCTTCGGATGAACGGGTACATAGAAAATTGGTATCCTTCTTTGGTTCTCCTTGGGATGACGGTCCATTCCACGCCATGCCCATACGGGATCTTGCACATAATCACCGATTCTATAACGAACTAATGGTGCCGTGTCCTCATATAGACAAACCCATATCGTTTCGCAACCAGCCCATGCACATTCCATTATTGCAGCCTCAATCATTGTGTAATTGGGAGCTATCGGCATCATAAAGTCCGGCCATTCCATTCCAAAGTCAAGAGGTTGCCCTCCACATGGAACTATTCCGGCGAGGTGGTAAGATGAGCCAGCAGAAGGTTTTGCGTTAAATTCCATAAATTAGTTCCTTTAATGTCCTTGAACTTTAACACTTCTTCAACGGACATTTTGTTGTTATATTTCTCGAATACCTCACGATACATGAATTCTATATCAATAGCGTAATGAAGTGTTCTTCCTTTTTTATCATAGCCATTTGCACGTCCTCTTATTCCTATCTCTTTCATCATTTTTAGCGTTTTAATTCGAGTGTAGACGTTTGAGTGCTCTATGTCTTTTAAGTCTCTTCTAGGCACCCTAGAGACCGCACAAACATCCTTTACATCAGTCCTTGTACGTGGTCTTGTTGATCTATGGAACAATAGCAGGTGACAAAGATCAGATGAAGGATCAGGAATTACTTCCCAATCGTGTCTAGAACCCGAATGAACAGCAAACCAATCATAAACCATTAAATCTTCTTGCACATCTCTATCAAATTCTATAATTTTGTTAAAGCCAACTTCCATCTTTCTATTATCTAAGGCAATAATTGTTATTTTGTTTTCCTCAAGCCTAAAGTTCTGGATATTGTTGGGAAACAACACCAGACCAGACATTGATAGAAGAAAAGACAGTCTATCCCATACTTGAGACTTAAGATGCTCAATTCCTCTCTTGAAACCAAGAAATCTTAGATCCCAATCCAACGGACAAGTCTCTAATGCAAATGGTATATGTGCTACGTCTATTAAAACTGGTAAGTTCTTTTTATAAGCGTAAAGAAGTGCTGTCAATGATCCTCCGAGAACAAGCTCGTTGAAGTAAAAACTATTAACCATTGAGCCTCCATAATTTTTTTGATTTCATACAGGTTCGACCTTTACCAAGAAATTCTCTGGCATCATTGTAATTAGTTTGCCGTCTATTAAAACGTCATAACACCACCACTCAAAATATACCAAATCGTAGTAACTTTCTACACTTTTGTAGCTATAAGGTTCGCTAGAGATGATTCCTAGCTCATGATCGGTGCCTGCGAGTAGTATTCCGAAGCCCCTAATCTTAACTAAATCGCCAATAGAATATAATGGACTTGTTGTTGGTTGTTGAGGTTTCATACAGTAACTAGTAACTAGTGTCTCAATTCCCTATATGAGCTAACAGCTTCAGGCCATAGGTCAGTTGCGATCTCTAGACAAGCTTCTGCAACCTTTACAATTTCCCACTGTGCTCCTTCGTGCATTCTAAGGTCAATAAATTTAAGCAAATTATTTAGATTCACGGATCCGTAATATTCTGTGTAAAGATTTTGTGGTAAAATCATTCTTGCCTGTTCTCTGCAAACTCCTGCATCTATCATGCTGTTGAAAGCTTGCAAACAATCTCTTGTTTTTAATTTCAATAATTCAGAAGCAGTAAAAATGGACAAATCTCCATATACTCTTGGGTCTACTAATTCTTCTGTATTTGATGCTTGTCTATTGGACTTATGTTGAGTCCTAAAAGTTTTTGGAAGATAAAATCTTATCTCCTTGTCCGTATATCTTCTCGATATTTCATTATAAGACCAAGTACGGTGTCTATGATGTTGTGAACGGACAAATAAAGGCACAACAAACCTGAAAGTAACAACATTGTGCTCGAGAGTTGATGTATGTCTGTGTTTAATGAGATATTTAATAAGTTTTCTGTCTTTATTGTCAAGCTCAGTTTTCTCCACACCAAAGGAGACTCTTGCTGAATTAACCACAGTAAGATCGCTCCCCATATGCTGGATATAACGCACAGAGCCGATGCCATCGCCGTATAAGGGTATTTCTTTATCATAAGGCACTACTTTCTCCTTACAAATCTAATTTTCTTCCCCTTGTTTTCGTTAGCTTTTTTCATAGCTTCAATAACAGAATTAGGAGCATCAACTACAACTTCTTCTTGTATCTCTTCTTTAAATTGGAAAGGAGATCCACCACCACGAACTCTTGACCAGAATGGTGCATCGTCTTTTACTGCTTGCATTGACGACCATGGACCGCCCCAATCTTGGACTTCACCGTTTGCGTTAAATGCTTGTATCATTCTTCTTGATCCTGCCTTGGAGGTTACCATTTCACCATATATAAAAGCTTCTTGAGAATACTCTTTCGACATTCTTTTTCCAAGCTCGAAGAGTTCTTCTGATTGTTCGGCGACGTCTGGTCGAGTATCCGAATATATAATAACAGAATTCTCTTGAACTTTTCTTTTTTCCCCAGTTTCTTCATCTGTTTCCACCCATTGTCCAATAAACTCAGTAAATGGAAATCCAGCAGATTTAACTTTTTGCTTAAATTGCTTATAAATCTCTTTATTCTCAGCTGGAGATCTTTCGCCACGATCTGAGGACATAACAACAAATTCGCTTGCTGTTCTTTCACTCTTTTCTGGGTCTGGATTAATTCTTCTCTTGACGGATCCGAAGGTTGCTTCGGTCATCTTCATTTCCTTAATGACCATTTCTTTAAGTATTTCTTTAGTTAATTTCATCTGCTATGCTCCCATAAATATAGTTTTCTAATACTAAATAGTTCTTCTGTCCTTTAACTTCTACCTCAATCATCATTCTACGCTCTAAAATGACATCAGTACCAATTGAAAGGCGGCACTTACAGTCATCTGCGAAGTCTAAAACTCTCGCTACTGCATAAGGTGATTCGGGTTTTTTATAGTCATCAGGCAGAGCTATCAAGCTTTGCTTAATTTCCACTTCTTCTTTCTCTTCTAATGGTTTGATCAATACATGTCTATTGTATACTTCGTTTATCATTTTACCTCCAAAAATTAATGATGGCTTGTCACGCAAAGAAAAGTTGCTACAAGCTCTATTCAACACCATAAGTCGAACAGCATGTGTACATTATAACACATTAAATGCTATTTGTCAAGTATTTTTATAAAAAAACCCCATATTAATTATATAGGGTTTTTTCTAGAACAACTTATTAACTCTACTCTTCGTTTTTACGTTCTTGAATCTCTTTACGCAATTCTTGGAATTCTTTACGAGATTCATGTAAAACCTTTCTAGCCCTAACAGCAGCTGCTTTGTAGCCGTAAGCATGTTCTTCAACCTTCTCAACATCGTTAAGAATATTGTTTAAGTTTTCTATTATTTGTAATATTTTATCTCTCATATCCACTCCTTTGTAATAATATGAAATTTGTAATATAAATAGTTTTATTTATTTTATTTCACATGCTCCAGCTGCACAAGCAAGCTCTCCAGTGAGGTTTGTATTGTCATCAAGCTCTACAACTTTATCCAAATCAACCTCAACAAGCGACTTCATTAGCTGCTCATACTGCTCTTTGGTACAATCCTCAAATGGTGCTTGTTTATAAGTGTGATCAGCAAATGGAAGAACAGATAATCCATTATAATTTTTTCTATTTTCCCACATCCAATCTCCAACCTCTTCCCATTCTGGTTGTTTAATAGTTATTGTTGCAGATACGTTATTGGTGTTTTGGCCACTCCTATGTCCTTTGTTAACCCACTCTAGATGAACTTTCTTGACTCTTTCTAATAGATCCAATGCTGATTCATGGCGTGTAATTGCACCTTCAGGAGCTTTTTGAGGAACAGATATAACAGCAGTGTCGTGAGGGCTAAAGAACTCGTCTTCTACCAATTCTGGATGATTGATCTGAAGATATGTGTATATGCTCTCTGACTTTCCAACACGAATTCTTCGTATATAGTAATCATTATGCCATGCGTGGATTCCACTTGACGTTCCAAGGGTTAATGAGGTTGTTCCAGCTGGTTTTACTGTTGTGCAGCGAGCAGCAGGCTTGATTCCTATTTTCTCCGCAATTTCTGCGTTGATTAATTTAACAATCTCCGCAGCTTTGGACATATCAAGTTGCAACACTTTGCCAGAAGCAATACCAGTCATGGATACTCCAATAAGATAATCTTTCTCTGTATTTCTCTTCCAAACAGGGCGAAGATAGTGAAAGTCCGTATATGAAGCTTGCAAAGTTCCAATTATTGTTGCAGCTTGAGATCTTGCAATCAATTCGTCTTGTGTCTCGACATCACTTACATTTATTTCTGTAAGATTGCAGAACTGATAAGGCCTAAGAGAGATTTCACAACAAGGGTTGCATCCATAGTCTTTGTCGTTTGTGAAATAAAATCCGGGTTCTCCTGCTCCAGACGCTCTTACACGATCCCATAAATTAAGGAAGGTTTCCTTGTCTATTCTGTGTCTCATAATAACTACGGAATTATTTGCTCTTCCTCGTTGAGGATTGGTTTCCCACCAAGCTCCCGATTTAGCACTGAGCATATCATTATCAGTTGCACTGAACAAAGAAATAAGAGCAGCCCTCCTAATACCACCAGCAAGGACAGCGTCGGCGATGTAGCATATGATGTCGTGTACCTCGAGCGTTGATAGTTGGTCACCGCTTTCTTTTGCATCTAAAATACCCTCCATTTTTAGGAGGCACTCCTTTAAAGGTTGTGGACCGGGAGCTTTCCCTCCACTAGTAATTAGTCTTGCACCTTTAGGACGGATATCAGAGAAATCAAATCTTAATTTTGAAGAGCCTGTGAAATACGACTTCATAAGTGCATTTACAGCATCAGACCACCCCTCAATTGAGTCTCCAATCAGGAATCTTCTTGTTCTTTTTGTGCTTGGTTTATTAATTGCAGGCAGTTTCTCAACATGATGGTTTTGTACTGAATAGCCTACACCAGTTCCTCCAAGGAGAAGAAACATAATCTCTCCAAAGACCTTCATGTGGTCAATTGGTGCATAAGCACAGTTAAATATACGATTAGGAGAAACATCAATAGGTTTTCCTCCAAACTGCATTGAACGCATTGATGGCAATACTTTCTTATTGTAAACAAATGAATATGCCCATTCTATCACCTCTTTTAATTGTGGAAATTTCTTGAGGTGCATGTCTTTGTTTCTTGTTACCAATTCTTGCCAATTTTCTCTTCTTTGCTCTTCTGGAAGATACCGAGCATATTTCATGTGGACTGTTATGTCCGATAGTATGTTGTTTTCTATAGCCATTTTGTTCTCCTTTTATTTTGATCCTGATAGTTTTGTGTAATACTTTTGAAGATTTTCTCTTTGCTCCTTTGCAGTGAGCACAGGCGTTTCTTCTTCACCTGTTCTTTCTAGCACCTCTATAGACACAGTTGCCCAATCAACAGCAGCAGGGAATACCAATCCATCTGGTCCGTTTCTGTTCTTAGCAATAAATATACGCCCCGAATTAGCTTGCTTATCCTGCGGAGTTCTCGATAATGAAAAAATAAAGTCAGCAACAAAACATTTGTTAAAAGCCTCTGATATAGACTCCATTGTGATAACTTCAGCATTAAGACCTCCACGATTTGTTTGTGATGCTGTAATAAAGGCACAATTAAACTCGGTAGCCATGCCTCTAAGTTCTTCATAAATACTTTCCAAATCATGTCTCTTCTCGGAATTCCTTGTAGAAGTTGGTCTAAGAAGATCAGCATAATCAACAATTACAACATCGGGAAGGATGTTTTGTTTTTTTAGCTTTTCCAAATGAGACTTCAAGGAATTAGTCGAAGCAGATTTAGTTGGATATTCTTTTATAATTAGTTTCCCCGGAATGTCGGAGATTCTTTCTTTAACAATTTCTTTTGAATCCATTATATCTCTAAGATCTACCTTCGATAAACATGAGTCATAGCGGAGCCCAACAACAGTGTCTGCTAATTCCAAAGTATAATGAACAACTTTTTTACCAAGTTTTAAGGCTTGAGCTCCCAAGTGAACTAGTACCATAGACTTTCCAGCTCCTGTTGGAGCGATAACAACAGCCAATTCTTTACATCCAACTCCACCCTTAGTTATATCATCAATTCTCGACCAACCAGTTGTTGTGGGTCTTCTTGACTTTCTTACATATCTTGCATCCATGTCTTTGTGGAAATCATGACCAAAATCTTGACTATTGCCTTTAGACATGGCTTCGTTTATAACTTTGGTTATAGAATCATAATCACTTTTCTTGATCATATCTACACATTCTAGCATAGCTTTCTTAAGAGTTTGTTTCTTACAAAAATCTATAGATCTGTCTTTTATGAATTGTTTATCCTGTATAGGTCCAGAGGATTTGATTCTTGTATAGAATTCTGTTACTTGTTTTAAGATGGTTTTGTCCAAATTGTCTCCACCTTGCTTTAACAACATCTCTACAGTTGAATAATGAGGGTGTTGTCCATACTTTTCTCTATAATTTAGCAACATCTCAACAAAAGACCTGTGGTATGTTTTATCGAAATAATCTATCTCTAATATTTCCTCAATTTGGTCACAAAACGGACGATCTTCAAGCATTAGTTGTGCAACTTTGTCCTGAAAGTCGGTACCGTAGTTCATAAATGTTTCTTTACTTTTCTCCATATATCCTCCAAATGTTCTATAAGTATAACATAAAAATGTCAACTGTCAAGTAAAATTTTATTAAAATTTCCAAAAAGTGTTTCGAGTTTTAATGTAATTTGCCCATCTTCCATCAATAGGCGTTGGAAATCAAGCTTTTGCCATTCAGCCTCGAAATTCTCAATAGCAAAATTTATTTGTTCTCTGGTTATGGACGATATCACAGGTTTATACAATTGCATGATATCATAATTGTTCTGAATTAAATCAAGGTTGGCAAGAATGTTTTCATGAAGTTTAACCTTTTTGTCCACGTTTTTGCAAACTTCAGCAATTGTCTCAACGGTTTGTACCTTTTCTTCGCCCATAAAAGGAAAGCGATTTTTGATTGTTTTAAGACCAGCCCGAGGAACACCGGGCAAGTTATCTGACTTATCTCCAGCAATGGCACGAGCAAGGGCAAAATTATTGGGATGTATACCATGTTCCTCCATAAGAGACTGTTCATTGACCAACTTCTTTTGGATTGGTCGGTACAACATTGTGTCGTGTCTGATGAGTTGGAAGAAATCTCTATCGCTTGAGATAATATATTTATCCCAGCCTCTATATTTATCGTGTCTAATAGCATAAGCGATAATATCATCGGCTTCCACATGGTCAACAACGATTTGAATTGTAGGTGTCTCATTTAAATACTCCACTAGTCTAATGTACTGATTTGCCTTATTGGCTGTTTGCTGTTTTTCGTTCAATTCTACCATTCTTCTATTAAAACGAATAGGCTTTCTTCCGTCCTTGTAGTTTTTGTTCATTTGTTTGCGTTTAGAGGACCCTGAATGGCCGTCCCAAGCGATTATAATCTCGTCAGGGCTAAACATACCGCAAACTTTCTGGAGACTCTTAATAAAGCCTATGGTGCCTCCTATGGGCTCTCCTGATGGGGCCAGTGTCGGATTCACAACATAGCTTCTTAAAAACATGTTGAGTCCGTCAATTATCATTAACTTCTTCATCCATCCTCCTTTGATGTATTAGTATAATAACATATCTGTTCTTATTTGTCAAGTAAAATTACTTATTTTTCTTGTTTCAAGCTTTCAATGAAGTCTATATCGACTCCCATTGTATCAAACCACCATTCTTTTGATTTACCTTGATACTTCGCTTTGTGTTTGTCTTTGTTGTACCTCTTGATAACCTTGTCCTGTCTTTGTTTTTCTTTTAGGTAGTGTTCGTTGTCCCAAGTTGATTGAAGGCGATAAAGCTCTCTCAAAAGCTTTCTAAAGACATACCCTTGTTCTTTGTTTGAAGGGTAATAGCCTGAATGTAGAAGTTTCTCACATGCCTCGATTAGGATCTCCTCTCTTGTCTGTTCGACAACTTCATTCACAAACATGTCAAGTCTTTGTAAACCGAACCCAACATCGATGCAAGTGCCGAGAGGATTGACTATATTTCCTATCTCAACATCGTCTTTGAAGAACTCTGTACAATAACCTCCGATTTGTCCATCGGTCCATGTGCATTCGTCATCTGCTCTTATCTCAACATCATAATTGTCATAAAGACTCTTCCATTCTTCCATTTTATCGGGATGTATGGTCACATAGTCTATTTTGATCCCCAAGACATCCTCGACGAATTCCATCCAAAAGTCAACGGCTTGTTGAACCGTCAATTGTCTGAATGAGAACAAACCCATCATGTCAAAGTATAAGAAATGGGTGCCATCTCCTATCTCGTCCAAATCTTTTAGTCTAACACACGATTGTATGTTAGCTATTGTTCCCACATCTTCTGATGAGAATTTCTTCTTAAACTGCTGCATTCCTGCTGGGCAGAACAGGGTTGTTTCATCATAAGGACACACAGTATCATCTAACTGAAACTGTATGCCTTTTGATTCGCAATATTTACTGTATTCTTCTGTTATATTCATTATCTCCAATCCTGATGAATTGCCCATGATCCAATCATTGGTGCAATAATAAATACGACAGCAAATGCTATCCATAATTCTGTATAATCCATTTTATTTCTCCTTCATTAGATTACGCATTTTAAAGAGTGCTTGCTCTTTGTGCTTGGCTTCAAGCATAATGTCCATTGGCAAACCATAGGTGTTTATTGGTCGGACATATGAGTCTGAGTGGGCTTGGGGTTTGATCTTTGGATCTCCGTATTCATCTGATCTAGACTCTGAATAGTGAACCACAGGGCGAACACCCACATCCCAAGTGGAAAGAGCCATTTCAAGAGCTTCTTGCTCTGATTGACCTCCACTGTGTAAACTGTGGTGATGATAGTCAAATACCACAGGAATGCCAATGCGTTTAAAGATATTATCATATAATTCCCTCGTTGTGTACAATGATGGTTTATCATCGTTTTCGACTGTTAGTCTTGTTTTGACGGCTTCTGATAATCTTTGAAAATTCTTGCAAAAGTTACCAACGGCCATAGGTTTGTCATCATAAGCTGCTCCTACGTGAATGTTAATTTTAGCATAAGTAGTTCTTGGAAGACACATGAGATCAAATATCTCACCATGGATCTCCAAGTCTCTCATGGTTCTTAGTATGACTTCCTCTCTTGGAGAGGTTAGTTTGTTGAAGGGGCCCGGATGCGTAGTTACACGAATGTCGTTTTCTGCTGCATACAGACCTGCTTCGTACAAAGCTTCAGATATTTGTTCGTATTCTGGAAGCTCTGTTAGTTGATATTCAGATGCCCACGGGATTAAGTCCGAAGACATTCTGAAGAAATTAATATTGTTTTCTTTATTCCATTTAAGTATTTTAAGTAAGTCTCTGCAATTTGCAAGAGACAATTGTGAAGCATAAGCTATTCCCTTTTCTTGAAAGGTTCTTTTGATCATACTTCTGTTTGTTGTTATGCGTTGTTTCTTTGGTCTTTGTGAAAAGCCCATATTGATACAAGCATAGCCCAATCTATAATTAGACATTTATCCTCCGTTGTTGTTTATATTATAACATGCTTACAATTATTTGTCAAATAATTTGTCCCACTCTTTTTTAGTTGTGATAGAAACCCACTCACCATCGTCATTCATATAATGAAATACCTCATATATATAAGCTCCATCATAATCTTCATAAGGATCTTGGTGCGACCAAACAAATTCCAAATTGTCTATTAAGGACAAATACTCTATCATCCATTTTTCATGTGGATCTCCCCAAGGCAAAGTACCTATATAAAGATAACCTTCTCTAATTATACATCCAAAGTCTTGCATTTGCAAACCTTGATCAATATCGTAATAATCAATCTTTATTAGTGTGCCTAACTTCATAGCAGTCTCCATACAGTAATTATGGTTCCTTTTTATTATATAAAGAAAAAACCCCCAACGCAATGTCGGGGGTTTAACAACAGGAGTACATGTTTAATCGTTATGATAGTCATAATCTTCTATATTCTCAGGTTTTATATTAGTTCCAGATAATTCAAATTTCTTTATCAATTCATTGTCCATTATATCTAAGACCATCTTTTTAAAACCATCTTTCTTCATCAATTCCATCCATTCTTTTGAACGAAACTTGAGTTCTTTTCCTTTGTAACTTATTAGGCACCATCCACCAGCTACTTTGTAATTCTCTGATTGTTTTACAACTTCGAACCAAGACTCTTCATCCATGATACCAACTCTATCGCCCCAGCGAATTTGGAATACAGCCATTCTGTCTTGAGTTCCGAAACGAGATTTAACTATCTTTGCTTTTACCTCTGATCCTACTCTTCTGTCTCCTTCCATTACGAAAGAAGCTTTTGATTTACGACCTGTAAGCCATATTCTAAGTGAACAAGCAAACTCAATTGCTTTTCCACCCGGTGCTGTGTATGGTGTTAGGCGAGCTTCTGCTATATTTGAGGTTATATTGGTTTTTAACTGATTTATAAGGATCAGTGTATGTTGTCCGTTAGCAATTGGGGTTGTTATTTTTGGAAAACCTTTGGAAAAGACCCTTGGTTTTACTGCCATTGATGATTGTGGATTGAAGTCACCTTCTATATCGCTTTCTGTTGGGGTCATAGCAATAGAGTCCCAAATGAAAACAAACTGAACTCCTTCGTAGTCAGGATCATTCATAGTATCCTCAATTCCTTTGAGAACTTTCTCAACAGATACTGCTTGTGTATAAAGAAACATCCCTTCTTCTAAATCAATTCCTGCATCTTTTACAAACTTTCTATCAAGGGCAGACTCAGAGTCATAGTAAACCACTACCTTGCCTTGTTTAATTGCTCGGGCTGCTATTTGTATAGCCATATAAGACTTACCTACAGAGGATAGTCCTGCAATCTCTGTTATTTTACCAACAGGTATACCTCCCATTTTTCCTTTACATGTTATTGAATCAAGCCATCGGGATCCTGTTGGTATCCATTCTTTCACAATTGTTGGGTTGTCTTCCAAAAGATCGTAGGAAGCTGCTATACCCATAGCTTTGTTCATTGATTTTTTAAGCTTTGCTAATGCTATTTTTCCTGCTTTTGCCATTGTTATTCCTTTGTTATTAATAAAATGGGAGTCTTTGTGGCTGTAGGTTGACTCCCTGATACCTATGATATTAGCCATTGCCCGGCTTAAACAAATCCTAAGATTGCGACCAACACTTGAGGTCTGCGATGTTTAAGTTCCATAAACAAAATTGTATATGTTGGACAACTTTTATGTAAAATTACCCCCTTAACGGAGAGGGCAACCGTTTTGTTTAATTAAAGTGCTTATAGATTTCGTTCGTTTTGACTGATGTTTTATCAGCAAATGACTCAATTGTAGATTCCTCAGATGTTTCGTAATAAGAATATCGCATAATACATTCAGCTGCCCATAATGTTTTGAGAGCCTTTTTTGTTTCTTTGTTCCCATTGATAAAAACATCTCTAACAAAATCTGATCCTGCATTTATTATTACGGTCATTTTGTTTTCTTCAATATCGTACCAATGTGTATTTGGGCATTTTTTGTGATTTTCTATTTTAAATTGAGGAACAACTCTGTTTTTAGTCTTTGAGCTTCTTGTAATACCGGTACCTTTCGGTTCAATCGTGCCCTTTTTGCTTTCATCATCAGGTAACTTTCTTCTAGTAATCTTGTCATCAACACCATTGGCGTTTGCAACTCTTGGCAAGTCTAGTGAACCAGCATTTGATTCTAAATCTTTTGAAAACTTTTCTAATTCAAGACTGACTTTATTTGATTGATCAGATTTGACTACTTTGTATTTATTTTCTAGTTGTAATCTAAAAGGTTTGACTACTTTTTCATATATTAGATTAGCCAGTGATTCTTGCAAACAAACTTTATTTTTTGTAGCCGTCAGGTTGAAGTCACCATCAGAATCCTCTGTGAAATTTATCTCAACTCTTCCAGCGTTTTGGAGTGGATTACTTTTCCACAAACCTTTAACATCATTGGATTGTATTATTTCTCTAGAGTTCCTAACAAAATAGACACCTTGATTTTGGTAGCTTTGGATTTTTTTGCTATCTGGTATTACATCAAAATTTAAACCAACAGTTCTTACTATTATTTGTTTTCCGTTGAAATTTAGTGTTGTTGTGTTTTCAGGGACACTGTGGTAGTCTTTTTCACCTCTAAATAAAGGATCGAATGGTTTAAGTTTTGTTATTTTATCTCCTTTTATCCAGAATTTTCTATTTTTTTTCATTCTAGCTCTAAACTTTTGTCCTAATTCTTTTATTAGTTCATTTTCTAAAGTTTTTAGTCTTTTTGTTGGGTCAATTGCTGACTCGTTTAGATTATTGATTATTATCACAGTACCTTGTTCTGAATTATCTGTGCATTGGTTGAAAAAATCTATTTCTGGTTGATCGGAATCTTGAATACATACACTGTTAGACAAATTAGAGTTGTTAGAGGTCAAATCTTGATATGCTGTCAAGTAACTTCCGTCTTTCTGTTTTGTAATGGTTCTTTTGGATTTTCCAAGTGTAAAAGAACCAATTGTTCCACCAACACCAAATTTTCCTAAATCACCTTTGCTATGCATCGTTTCCGTTACAAACCGAAATGATTCAACTAAAGTAGCAGCATCCATTCCTATGCCGTCATCATATATGATGAGTCTATCGATTTTAGACAATGTGCCTTTTATGATTAATCCAATGTTTTTAGCTTCTGCATCATCTGAATTGTCCCATAGATCAGCAATTGCTCCAACAGTATCATGCCCTAAAGCTGGTAAGACTGTTGTGTAAAGTTTCGAAATACTTGGATTTATCGAGTGATATTTTTCTTTTGTTATTTGCATTTTTTACTCCTTTTAGTTTGATGCCCGGTGTTCTACCGGACAGTTATGAAATAATTTAAAAAAATGCCCCCTTAACGGAGGAGGCAACCGAGTCCTTTTTTAGCCTATTAATTTATCAAAGGCTTCGTCAACTGCGTCTTTAGCTCCGTACTTTACGGTTTCAGAGGATGATCCTTCCGATCCATCAGCACTTAAGAATTCGTTTAACAATGCTTGTACATCAGCAGTTGTTTTTCTCTCAAACTGAGCTCCTATATCAGGAACTGAGTCTAATAAAGCGTCACAGTCAGTAACATCATCATCACACAGGACAGAGGGACGACGACGAGGCTTAAGAGTCGTTTTAGGGAAAGAACCGGGAGTTCCGGGAATATCGTAATTTAATACGACATCAGTACCAGACTCTGGATCTGTAATATCACCATAATCAGGATCAAGGACGTATCCTAAAAGCGTTTCATAAGCCATTTTGCCGTAAGACCAGACTTTTACACCTTCGGTCTCTTTTCCACGAACTAAAATTGGAGAGAAATAACGCTTGCGAACAAAAAGCTTTTTTGCTTCTTTTTTAGCAAGATCATCGTTATTGTCCACGCCTTCTTTCCATAATTTGGAAGCGAAGTCACAAATTGGACATTCTTCATTAAAGTTACGCTTCGGGCACATAATACCCGGATTTTTACCTACGTTATAATGAAAGTGGAATTCCTTAAACGGATCGCCATCTTTTGTTGGTAAAATACGGATTGTTTGGTCACCTTGTTCAGGTCTCCATTTGGTGTCTTTTTTATTAGCATTAGCACCATTCTTGCTTGCATTGAGTTTCCTTCTCATTGCTTCTAAATCTATAGCCATAATTATACTCCTTTTGTTATTATTGACTTTACTGTCTAAGGCAAGAGCACTATGTGCTCCAACCAAAACGCTCCTATTTATACCCTAATAAGGAGATAAAGGGTCGAGTTTTTTAACAAGTGTTGGTTATCTCGACGAACAACTGGAAGCCTGTTCCTAATAAGGCTCTATCCGTTGATAGAGACTTCTTGTCTTTGGTATGTAGGTTGATCTACTACATTGTTATGATTAAAAACTCTCCAACCATTTTGGTCAAGATCAAAAACTACCTCATGTTTGGTATCAAGATATCTTGGTTTAATTCCAGATCCTCGAAGTGCTTGAGGCACAGCTGTTTCTTTAATGAAACGCATTTGACGTGTTGATCCGTCTTTTTTGGTAAAGCTTCCGTTATAAACGTTAGCGTTGAATGTGAAAGTGTTAATTGTAGACATATTTCCTCCTTATAATGTTAATGTCAATTAATTGTTGAGGTTTACATTTCGGTTGACTCCTCCAAACAACCATCGTGTTTATATTATAACATATTCTTAACTTTTTGTCAAGTAAATTTATTTATTTTTTTTGTTTTTTTCCGGCGATGTAAGAGCAAGCTTAATAAAGCTTTTTGTTTTAAGTGTTTATATTATAACACATTATTTAAATGTTGTCAAGTATTTTTTTTATTTTTTTTTCGAGTGTCTGTTTGGAACGTCGTGTTTTGGAAACAAATCGGGTTTGTATTTCTTAACACTGAAAGACTTGGTTGGGATCTTTGAATAATTTGATATATGATAAAAATAAACTTTTTCGTCTCTAAGATCAACACCTGCTAACCAGTCAATGCCGTGTTCTGCATAATCAATAGAATTTCTTGTCTTTCCATTATGACTAACTCTTTCACCAGAGCGGTCAATAATTTTTGAAATAGAGTTTCCAGACATCGTTTTGACCTGAATTCTTTCAAACTTGCCGTTTCCTCGATCAACCACCAAGTCAGCAACTGAATCTCTAGAAATTGGTGTTGATGCTATCCAGCCCAACTTAATAATTTCATATTGTACTCTTGCTTGACTTAGGTCGCCAGATTGATTTGATAAATCTCTATACATATCACCACCTATACAGCAATGCTGCATTGGGAATTGGTGTTATACCAAATCCTTCTGAACTTGTTCTTATTCCAAATGGTAATTCAAATCTGAGGACCATGTTGTCCCAAAACATATATTGCATACCAACACCCGGCCCAGTGATAACACCCCAGCCTTCGTCAATTACTTCTGTGCATATGTTTTCTCCGTTCTCAGGGTTTTCCAAGTCCTCAACCCATCGACAGTCTTCATCAATGTCTTTCCATATACCTGCACCGACGCCGACAGAGCCATAAAGACCGACTTTGCCATTTTCATGAAAGTTCTTTTTTAGGTTTATTCCTCCAAAGATCCTTCCACCTTCTTCTTCATCCCAAATTGGAAGTGTGGTAATTTGTATTCCCCATTCTTCCGTATCGTATGAGTAAGATAACCCTGCTCCATAAGTTCCTCCAGCAGCGAATCCCAATGAATTGGTTGCAGCCTCAGATGTGCTTAAGAACAAGGAAGTTAATAATGTAATCATTTTTTCTCCTTGATTGTTTTATATTATAACATACTTCTAAAAGTTTGTCAAATTTTTTTTAAAAAATGTCAATATCTAAAAATTCCCCAATTAAAATTTTGTCATCGGTTTCTGTTTTTGTTTGAGGAAGCCAATAAACTTTGTCTACGGTTGGAAATATTTTTTCATTCCAATCGGCAAGCTCTTGTTTCATAGTTTTTCTTTTTTCATCAATTTTAGTAGAGTTGCTGCCATTAATTGATTGTATCACTATTACAAGATCAATCTTCTCTTTCATTTTCTTTCTACAGATATTAACTAATAAAGCACTTGAGTTATACGCATTACCTTGAGTGCTAAAATAAAGACATATTGATTTTCCATTGACTTTTAATATTTTACCAGAAGCATGAGAGTCATCGAAAAGTATTTTTCCATTAGTTTGTGTTATACCTTCTTTATTGTGAGCTATAAAATACTTTAGTTGATCAATCTTGTGCCAATTCTTAAAACTAGCTACCGAGTTTGGATCTGTTTTTGTATATTCATTCCAAAGTCCCTTAAACTTTCTTCCACCCCATGCAGGGCACTTAGACTTCATCCATTTTTTTGCTTTTTCGTATTGTTCAATATCATCGCAATTTTTGAAGAGCTTAGAAGGAGTATCAAGACCTCCAACTTTGATGAATTTTGCTAACATACTTTTCATATCAGAATCGGATGCTGGGGTATTCGGAATCTTGTTACCATTCTCCATCATTTGAATTTCAATTTCGTCAGCCTCACTGCCATTGAAAATCCAAGCCCATAAACACCACTCCAAGGAACCAGCCACTTGATGTTGAAGTTTTTTTGCATGCTCCATGGCCCACTTCCTAGTATAACCATAAGAAAGAGCAAATTCTCCATTATAACTATCCCATTTAACACAAATAGGTTCAAGTTGACCATCTGGGTTTGTTATAAGATCTTCATAAATCTTCTTATAAGTAGCAGGTGTTCCGTTTATCCTTGCAGGATTGTGCAAAGCCGGATTTATCTCATCCAAAGGTATAGCAAAACACGTCTTTTTCTTTTTAGTTACTGGGCAATACATCACTCGTTGTTTGTACCTTGATAAATCTAAGGGATGCGATGTCCTTCTTTTTTTTGATTTTAATTGTATAATATTATTTTTCATTTATCCTCCAATAGTAATTTAATATTTTAATTGTTTTGTTTTTCTTCTTTTGTTTCTAAGTAAGTTCTTATATTTTTCAAAAGATGTTTGTCATTTTCTTTTTTGTAAGAACTTATACTATAGTAATAACACGATTCTGTAATGTTGTCAAGTAAATTTATTTATTTTTTTTATAATCTTATTACTCTTGGCTCCCACCGGACACCAAATGTAACAAGGTGTGCATTATCCATTAAAGGACCGCTGTGCAAGCTTACCTCATAAGACATTATAATTGATCTTTTCTCACCTATAATCTCCAATTGAGGACCAATAGTTGCAGGCCAAAGTCTAAAAGCCAAGGACAATCTAGTTTTATCATAATTCAAGCCAGCACAGGCTTTTATTGTTACAATTGTCGGTAGAGCTATCCCAAACTGACTTTCGAAAAACAATCTGTCATTTGTATGAACAGTAGATCTAAGATAAGATGTTCCCGGAAAGATATCATGATATCCAAATGGATCTAAGCCAGATACACCAGCATTAAATTCTCTATATTGATGAGTCTCAGCTGTTGCTGGATTGGAAAATCCCAATATAAAGCCAGCGATTAAAGGTATAAGTTTTTTCATTTTTTTCTCCTGTTGTTTTTTTCCCACTGAATTCCTAAAGTTGCAATGTTATCGTTCAAAGTATACCATCTTTCATATGAAAACATTAGATTAAAAGGTCCAGTTTTAAATTTCAATTGAGGTCCAATTGTTAATGGAAAGATTCTAACTGCTATTGATGGTTGCATAACAACTGTTGTTGGTCCAATAGACAGTTTTGCTGTTATTAAGGAACGATATGCAATTCCATAGTAATATTCTATAGTCATCCTTCCATTATCAAATGTTTTCCCTTTAGAAAAAGAAGCTCCGTATTCTTCGCCTCCAAGACAAACAATCGGCATTGCTACTCCGCACTTGCCGACATTCATCTCTCTAAATTCTGTTTTTTCAAATTCTTGTGCTTTTGCGTTTTTTAAAGACAAAAGGATAAATAGTAATTTAATCAAGCAACCTCCCAAATTATTTAAGTTTTCTCCTTTTGAATAAAATGGGTATACTTTATAGAATAGAAGAAAGAGTGAGCAGAAGCATTTTTCCAAATTCCAAATGTTGCGACTTTGGTTTGCTGCTCATTTATTATATTAGTTCTTATGATCGGTATCAAGTCTGAATTGTTATCAATCTCATCTGAACTGATACTATAGTAATAACATGTTTCTGTAACGTTGTCAAGTGCAAAATATGATTTTTCTCGATGATTTTCAACACTGCCCACTGATACTGAACAAATTCTTGAATGCTCTTTTGGTTTATGAGTTGTTCCCATAATTGGTTTGGTATTGTTAAACCATAAAATGTTCATAAGTACATTAGCAATTGATTCGTTTACATTTTTATAATATTCAGACAAACTTCCTTCTCCAACAACATCTCCCATGGTTTTGTTATCAAATAGCCATAAAGAATGAATCATGCCTGATCTTGCATACTCTTGCAAGACATTGTAGACAACTCTATGTTGTTTTCTTCTTATATCTGTTAAGAAGTAGCGTTCAGGGTGAATGTATATTACTTTGACCTCTCGATCTTTTATTTGTTCTAAAATTGCTAAAGTTGCTCCAGAAACAGTTGATGCACCGGTTAGAATCAGCCACACATCTTGTTCTTTCCCTAATCTTAGCTTGTTGCCTAGCTTTGGTACATTCTCTTCGTATTCTTCATGAGAAGAACACACAGGCAACCCTTTTCCACCATCCAACACTGTTGTTTTGATCCCCTTTGCCTTTGAAAGAATTTTACATATATTCTCTCCACAATTTCCAAGTCCAATAACGTGCATTATAAATCTCCTTTTTATTTTTTCTTATTTGCGTAGTATGGGTTCTTACCAGATGCATGATCTGTTGCATCAATAATTGATGCAATCTCAGGAAATTGTTCTTTAAGGAAATATTCTATTTGCCCGTATAGTGTGTCCTTAGATGCACTACATCCTTGGCATCCACCTCCCATCTGTACGATTAAAACCCTTTCTTCATTATCAAATTCTAATATTCTAAGATGCCCATTGTGACTCTCAAGTGCTGGGTTGATTTCTTCATCAACAAATTTCTGTATTTCGTCTTGTGTCATTATAAATCTCCTAATGTTTTTCCAACTTTCATGTTAACTCTAAATTTACCTAGTTTTGTATTCTCAAAAATCTGCATAATTTCTTTTATCTTATTCTTCTCTGAGAAAGGTACGTCCAATATTATAGAGTCGTGTATGAGGAAAGCTACGTTTGTTTTGAGTCCTCTACAATATCTGTGGATTGCGTATGCTCTATCGAGGAAGTTATCTGATGACGTTGATTGTATGAGGTAGTTAAGCGAGTGGAAATCATCTGAAGGAATTTCTCTTCCGAACGGAGTCTTGATAATTCCCTGTTCATAGTATTTTGATAACGCATGCGTTCTATCATAATATGGTGTTCTAATCGCTTGCGAGTTCGGATTATAGAGCCAAGCAAAAATCTTTCTCTTCGCATCATCTCGTTCACAATTATTATTAAAAATGTTAATTTTATTCCAAGCATGTATGTCCTCCTCTGGTTGATCATGTCCTGATAAGTTTAGTAATGTTCTTAGTTCTGCTCCGTTGAAATCAAGCTCAACAAAACAATCCCATTTGGGCTTCACAATGTCCCTTATTTCACGTTTTAGATTAAGGATGGGGAAAGATCCCTCATTAAGTCCAAGGCGTCCCGTAACGGTTCCCCAAGGGTTGTAATCGACTCTTAATTGCTTATCCCAAAACCTTTTGGAAAGACTCATTGCTTTTTGGTCCCTTTCAGCATGCCATTTCCATCTTGCTTTGTCAACTCTCATTTCTTGTTGAGCAATTTCTTTACACATCATGTTTATGTTGTGCATTTGTCTGTAATGCTTTGGTTTCTCATTGTTATTAATAACCCACTCTGTAATCTCGTTAACAAGGCTGTAATAATGTTGAGTATCTTTCTCTGGAATTAAATCATAGAAGCAAATGTCTGATAATCTTATTTTAGAAGTCATAAAAGACTTTAAGTGTGCTTTTATCTTTCTTTCTCTCGACTGTAGTCTTTCTTTTAGGTGTTCTGGACATGCGTCGTTGATTGTAGCACCTCCAGCATATATTTTGGCTAATTTAACGTCTTTATCTCCGATTAACTCTGACCAATCCCATGTTGCCTCCAGAGAATTTGGTAAATCTTTGAATCTTAACTTACCATTCGCAAAATATCCTCTGCATTCTCTTTTATCATCAATTATCTGAAATATCATTTATCCTCCGAACGTAATCTCCGTCTTTCTTGGAATGAATATAGACCACCGGGTCTTCTTAAAACCAATTTACGGAACTGTTCATTAGTATAACTCAAAGCTTGAGACTTGTCAAGTGTTTTTTCAAAGATTTCTTGCTTTTCTTGTATCCTGTCGAGTTCAGCGGAAGTGTAGACCGAGTACTCTTCTATGTTCCTAGCCATAATATATAATTTATTATAATATGAATTATTATATTTATTATTATTAATATTATTATTATATTTAAATATATTATAATTTATACTATTACATTTATCTAAGCTTAGTTGTGTTTTATATTTATTTCCACTTACAAACTTTTTGTAACCAGCTTCCAGTACTCTTTTAAGTAATGTTACGTCTCTTTCGTAACATAAAAAATAATTGTTAAGAAAAATGCTATTTGTACTTGACAAATCAAACTCATCAAGATATAATATCATTGCAGGTGAATTTAAATCAGCCACTAACAACCATGGAGTATCCTTTGAAACTGAAAAACCAAATTGCTTTGCAGCATTTAGATAAAATTCTAGACATTTATTGTTTAAGAATAACTGTTCCTTGATTGGATCCTTGTCTGCATCCAGAGTTGCAACGGATATCGCCAAACCAGAAGTATAAATGTTAGACATTTTTGTTCTTTGGAAGTTTGAGAAAGTAATTGGAAATTGAGGACCGTTTGATCTGGTCCAAAACATAAACTCCTCTACCCAATCACTATAATCATTCACTTTATCCTTGTTTACAAAGTCATTAAAGATCCTTATGTATTCCTCGATAAAATCTAGGTACAAATTCTCGGGACTTTCATATGCTCTTAAGGGCTTTAGTCGGGAAAGTATAGGATCATTAGGAATTTGCTTCATTCTGGTTGCTTGTTTCATCTTGTTTTGCAACAAAGTGAATGGTTTATGAACAAATTCAGCTACAAAAAGAGCTTCTTCTTCGTTTGGAAGTAATTTCATCTTATTTGGGTCTGGATATATTGTATTCATATTAGCATCAACTCTTCCATATTGAGTTTTCTCTGCGAAATTAAAGTCTACAACATTTTGAGGCTTTTCTCCAAGCTCATTTTTAAACGCTTGGAGCCTATATTTAGCTCTTTCTCTAGCTAACTTCATTGTGGATGGTGTGTCGTTTATTGCTTTATATTTATTACTCATTATTTATCACCCTTTAGAAATTTGCTACTTATATTACCAGTTTGAGTAAGACTCCTTATTGCAGCTTGTCCTTTCTTAGTAGCTCTTTTAGCAATATCACAATAATTCTTGTCGTTATCCACAGAGGCATCATCCGAACATATATTTGGCAATCTTTGTTGCTCATCTCCCTCTGTTCTTATGCTTGTTCGAGGTTCTTCCCCAGAATGCTCAAAATAACACTCAACAGTAGTCTCAAACTTACCAGACTCATCAATAGAGGAATTAACCCTTAAGACCCTTTGATATCCCCCAATTCCCATTATATTAGAAAGATTTGGATTGTTTACAGATCCGGGACCATCGTTTGGTAATCCAAATTCCATACCTCCAAATCCAAATGGATTGAGATACAACAACATTCCCGGATAGAAGATTGTATTTCCTACCATTGTAATGGTAGATCTATAAAGAGAAGAAAGCTGTAACAAGGAATTTCTACCTTGGGATAACATCCTAGCCTCTCTCTGAAACTGTATATCGGATTTTGAGAATGAAACTGTTTTTAACAAACCTCGATCTTGCCCTATGTATAGATGATGAATACCTTTTTTCTCATCTTCTCTGGGGTCGCCCTTGCCTGTGTTGAACTTTGGTCTATGATGAGGATAAATCAGTAAATATTGAATAAAATCTGATGGTCTTGTGTTCTCTCCTGACTCTACCGAGGTGGGGAGGGGTAGATAGCTCCCATCTGTATAAAATACATTCAAGTCTATAACAGGTACTTTTTCTATAGTCATCATTCTTTCCATAGCCCCTATCTCATCGACTTTTACAGAAGTTATGGGAGCAGTCATGAAAGATAATCTTTTGTGTTGTTGATTATTAACACAAAGCTCAGTATAGATGTCTGTTATAAGGTAATTTGCAAATCTTTTTATAAAGTCCATAAATGAAATGAATTCCAAGTCCTTGTCTATTATCTCTTCTTTATACCATTTGGTAAACACCTCCACTTCAACAGGAATTTGACCTATATTTACAAGAGTTTCATCATCGTCATTGTCATCAAATGGGTTGTCTATTGAAAAGGAAGATAAAATAATTTTTATTTGCTCTTCTCTCTCTTCTTCTCCTTCTTTGTATAAAGAATCTAATAAAAAATACACCATGTCTGCAACGAAAAAGAAGCATATCCTTTCATTATCGTCTTTCTGAGGATCTCTTACATATGAATTAAGAATATGTTCCCATTTTTGGATTTTTATTTTTTTTCCACTTGCGGAAGGAGATGGGACGAACTTTCTAGACTCTGAAACAACTCTTGCTGAACTTTTTAAGCGTGGTTTGCTTGAGAAAAATCTTTTTTTTGTGAAGTCCTTTCGAGTGGCGGACTCTGCGTGTGTGTAAAACAGGCAATTGTTCTTTAATAATTTCTCAATTAAAGATTGGTGAATAGAATCTCTAGAGGCAACTCTCAAAGCATTTATCGTAGCAGTTAATTCCTTCATTGCTTCATTTGTTCTTTTACATTTTTTGCCGGCTTCATTGTAGCTATCAATAGCTTGTTGTTGAGCTTTTTGTGTTTCTCTTGATATCAAAGCGTTTTGGTTGCTTAAGAATCCTTCAATAAATGCTATGTAATTGGCAGAAATCGTAACAGTACCATTGTCTGCTATATTGATTTCGTGGTCTATCAGGTTTAAATAAAAAGACTTATTTAATCTTTCTAAAGCTATTTGTAGCTGACTTGTTGAAAAGCCTCTTTTTTCTAATATACTTCTAAACTCTTTATCTCCTCTAGGTTCCCAACCAACGTCTACCCTAAGTCTGTAGAACTCTGGGTCGTAATGCAATGGAGATAAGGAATTCTTATCCTTTGGACAAAATTTGGTATTTACAAACATATCGACATATCTAAATGTCTCATCTTCAGTGTTACCTTCGTTGTCTATTTTTCCATTATTAACCGTCCTTTCTTTTACAAAATCATGAAAAGATTGAAAAAATAAGGTCAAGTCTGCGTTTATGAATTTTTGCGATGTAGCAGGAGTTTCTCCATCAAAAGAGAAATTAAATGATTTAATCCCAACTCCATCTCCTCGATCTATTGATTTTCCATCAAAATTAACAACTCTATTCGGATCAGTGAAAGACGGAAAAGGAAACTCAAAAGAGTAAGTCTTTCCATCCTTATCTTTGTATATTTTGTAAAATCTTAATCTCGGTCTTAATGCAGAAAGAATATCATTTGTTATATTCATAAAAGGTTTGACCAATTTACCAGTTGGTGTTATAAGTTTGTTTTTTATTGCTAAAGGGTCAATAGAATCTTGAATCATATACAACCTGTTGTCGTGACTATATGTAGAGTGTATTGACCCTATTTTATTTTTGCTACTTTTTAATATCTGATCATAATCTGCTTTTAAATCTTTCATGTTTAGTAACAAACAACATTGTTTATACAATTGTGTTCTTGCTTCAATATCTTCTTCATCGACTATCAAATCATCAGAATCAACAGCAAGACCTGATAGATTGTCATCAGCATTTTGCCTTGCTTGATCTAAAGAATCCTCGACGTTTTGTAGCTGTTCTTCTGATTGTGCGGACACAATCTTCGCTAAATTAAAACGAATCAAGTTCTCTTGAAATGCAAATAGCTTTGGAATTATTGCTATATAAGCCTCTTCCACAATATATTTTTCGTATGTGCCTATAGTTTCAGGTAACTCTTTATCTTCTGGTGTTGCCTCGACTGTTTCCACAAGATCATTAATAAACTTTATGTAATAGCCGGCCACCACATGTTCAGGACCAGTGCGATTATTCTTAAAGAAGTTTCCAAAAGTATATAAATCAACAGTTGGATCGTAATGCTCTTTTAAATCTTCAGGATAAAATGGTATCACCTCTCTAGGTCTTTTATAAAAGAAAACTTCTTCATAAGAAGTTGGGCTGTCATACATGATGGTTGTGATCTGTTTTTCTTTGTCCCTATATTTCAATTGTTCATATGGTACCTTGGTACGCATATCAGTAGAATTAGATCCTGCTATATTTTCCAACCTTATTCCTGATGCTGTGGAATTTAATTTTCTCATGGTAAGATCTATTCTTTGTGACATATCGTTTTCTAAATTTATCCACTCAACATAAGGATTATCGTCGTACAGTATTGTGATTAGGTTTTCTTCTTTTACTTCGTTAGACGTAAGTCCCCAACTTTCGCCCGAATCGACTCCGTTGTCTATAAATTCCCGGATTGCTTTATCAACTCTCTCTTTAAATCTGTCTAATGTAAAGAACTCACTAAGCTTACTGTATTGTTCTTGTATAAATGCTGACTCGCCTGTTGTTTTTACTATTTCTATCCTTAAATCACCGGTCACTTTTAAGGATCTAATTGCTGGTATTTTTGAATATTCTACGTAAAATTTACTTTCTGTTTGAGTCAAACTCTCTTTATCTTTTAGTTTGTTTAAAAGATTGTTAAAAATGTTTATAATACCTGTGTTAAACTGTCTGACTGTTGGTCCGTCTAAATCTCCAGAAATATTATCATTAAAAAAGAAATTATAAATATCGTCGTGCAATAAAAAAGAAAGATCAGATTCATCCTGCTTTAAAGGAGCAGAAGAGGAAATTACTATCAAGCCTTGGATGTATTTTGGAAAAGAAGAGAAACTATACCTGTCTCCAAGAAGGGCACCAAAAGTGGCTTTTTTACCATCAATGGTTAAATTTTCAAATTGCTCAAAATCTATAGCTGATATTTGTTCATCAAGACCTATATCATCAATTAATTTCATAACACCTATAGATTTTGTAAAGTAGAAATTATTTTCTTTTTCTCCATAATAAGAAACGTTACCCATTATCCTAATACCTCCACAGCCAACTGTAGATCAGTTGGGATTCTTATCTCCTCCCCTTCTTCTATTTGAGCTTCTGTGGGCTTGTTATTAAATCTTGCAATTATATACCAATATCTATGATCTCCGTAGTACTTCTGGGCTAACTTAAAGAATCTTTGTCCCGGAACCCAGAAATGTATTTCGTATGGTATCTCATTTATTATATCTTGAGTTGGGTTTGGAAATTTTGGTGTTACATATTGAGATATAGATCTGACTCCTCTGTTCTCGAACAAATCATCATCTTCATATACATCATTTTTAGCTATTATTCTTTTTCTATTTCTACTCATTTTTTATCCCTCAGATGTGAATTTCTTCCAATTATCAGTACCTGCTATCCAACCTTTAGTGTTGTAGCCAAGATCATGTTCATGAAGAACATTAAAAGTACAAGACATTGTATATACTTTTGGATATTGTTTTTGATTCTCTATAAAAAACCCCATTTCCATTGAAGGCGTTATGTTAAAGCCATCAACCCATCCAAGTAAACCATCAGTTCCATTTGATGAAGCTATTAAATTAGCATAAGATAATCTTATTAAAGGTGGTTTAGCTAAAGAGTTAGCAGTTGTGTATTTTATTTTTTCAGCACCTATTGCAGTTGGGCCTTCTGAGATTGTCTTTGGGTTTTTTGCATACGCTGGATAAAGCATCATTGCCAAACCTCTTGTTGCTTTTAGATTACTTTTGGCTTCTCCTATGTTCGCAGCTGGTATTGTCCAACCAAGTGTGATACTTCTTTGTGTGTTTCTGAAAGTGCCTATTGGGTCCATTCTTCCGTATACAGTTTCACTATCCCAATTAGACTGATAGTTATCGGACATCTCAGTTATGAAGCCTTTAAACTCTATCTCAAATGAATTATCTATAGTTGACTGGAACTTTATGACGGAATTTGTTATTACCTCATCAGCATATAATTTGGTTCCATCTCCAGTCTGTGGTATATCTGATAGTTTTCTAGTTGGAAAGCTCATGTTTTAAAATCTCCACCGGCTATATTAATTATTCTATTACGGATAAGATGTTCGTTCTTATTATTTAGCACATCTACCACAGCGTCTTTTACAACTTTCTTAAGTCCACCATCATCAACTCTCAAAGTAATATCTATTTTTGTGGTCATTACTGCTTGAACAGCTTCTTTTAATTCTGTTGTTAGTGCAACACTTCCACCTTTCATTGCTTTTGCTGATGTTCCTGTTGCAATTAGTGCAAGATTCTCAAGTGCATTAGATATTTGTGATGTATCTTCACCAATAGTCTTTTTGATATCTGATATTCCTGTTGCTAATGTGGAAATTGAATCAAATGCGTTGGGACCGATGCTGGTCAAATCAACAAATGATGATATTAAATATCCAATCCCCATTGCAGCTCCGGCAATTGCGAGCCCAATACCTACCAAAGGAACTGCAAATGTTCCTAATCCAGCGGCGGCTCCGGCTGCTGCGGCTCCTACTGCTGCCATAGCAGGTGCTGCGGCAGTAAGTGCTGCTGTCATTGCGGTCACTCCAGCTGCAATAACTCCGGCTCCAGCACCCAAAGCAGGCATACCAGCACTGGCTCCTGCAAATGCAGTCACTAACAATAACACTGCACTTCCTGCTCCGATAGCGTATTTTGTTGTATCATCCATTCCAGAAGCTATGGATGTTAGGAAATCTAACACACCAGATGCAGCGTCTAACAATGGTTGCACAAACATAGCAAATTCAGCCATGAATTGTTTAAACTTCTCAGACAATTCTTCTGTTGCTTCTAATGCTTTATTAAAGTTTTCTTGGATTTGTGCTTGTCTTTGCATATCTCTTTGATATGTTTTGTATTCTCTCATACTCATACCAAATATCTTTTGAGCCTCATTCATATCAGTTATTCCAGCAGCATTTGCAATAGCCATTTGTTGGAACTTATTCATATTTGCAAATGATTCACCAGATATCTGGACTTGTTGTATTAATGTTTCTATTCTTTGGTCTTCTTTCATAAACAACATTTCTGTTGTGGATAGTTGTGTTCCCATCAAAGCATTTAGCTTACCAACTGTTTCTGCGGCTTCTTCATATTTATCAAATTTGCCTGCCATTCCAGCTAGAGTTCCAACTTCAACACCAGCAGCACGAGCAGCAGCGGCCATGTTGCTAAACACACCTACGGCATCCTCGCCATAAACTGCGAGTGTCTCCATTGACTTGTTAAAATCTTCCAAGAATTTTTGAGAATCTCCAAGAACACCACCCATACTTACTAATGATTTAGTCATTTCTATGGCTGATTTTTGTGATTTTCCCATTGTTACTGTGAACACGTTCATTATTTCGGCTGATGTATCTGTTGAGATTCCAATCCTATCCATTAAAGCAACTTGTGTAGCCATTTCTTTTTGAGCTGCCTTTGACGAGTTTAAGAAACCAACCTGAGTTCTTATCAAAGACTGTATCGCTTTAGAGGAATTCTCAAAGGTCACACCAAGGTCGTTTGATTCCATTCTCATCTCAAGCATCATACCAGTGAATTGGTCACCAGTACCTGTAGCGGCAGCCAATGAAGCAGATGCTTCATCAAAAGCTTTTACCATTCCAATTGTAGATTCGATTATGTTCTCAACCATACCAGCAGCCAAGGTTGTAAAATTAAAATGTTTTAGAAAAGAATTGCCCATTATCTTGGCTGCTTCTCCAGAGTTTCGTGCTTCAGCTGCAAACTTGGTCATAGTTCCAAGCAGCCCTTTGTTTGGATCTCCGAAGATAGCGGCTTTTGTTGCAAGGTCGCTAAATACACCATCTGCTGTTTTGGCGAACTTGTTTATCGCTGCTCTGTTCTCATCAAAGGCTTTGGTCTGTTTGAGCATTGCTTCTGTCTGCTCCTCAGTTAGTCCAAGCATTTCTGCTTGGGCTCGTATATGTTCCTCAATTGCTTGTTTTTGGGCCATATATTCTTCTGTTTGTCCTTTGCCTACATCTATGGCTTCTTTTTCCATTGCAAGTCTAAGGTTTAAAAGCTTATAGAGCTCGCCTTCTTGTGCAGTTCTGTCGTTTTGCATTGCTGCTAAATCAGAATTATACTGTATTTCTCTGAGCTTTTCATCATTGGATTGTTTCAAACTTTTGTTAAGTCTTTCTATTGCCTTAATAAGATTTTCTTTGCTCTCAACGTTGTCGTCAGTAGCTTGGGTATTTTCTTTTATTTTCTTTGTATCATTAGGATCTGTAGGCATTTAGTTACCCCTCGTCTTTAAAAGGCCAAGTAATCCCTGTTAATTGCTCAAAGTTTGTAACAGCTTGGTCTAGCTTCTCTTTCATTTTTAAAGATTTTGGATGATCTTCTCCATACTGGACATAACAGTCAAGATATTCTTTCTGTGCCATGATAGCTTGGGCATATGCTCTAACATCTTCTTCTTCACCACGAATTGTGAATTTAAGTGTTTGCTCTTCGTCTTCGCCTTCTTTAAACATTTTGCCTAAGTGATGAACACCAAGTTCTGCTGTCATATTCACGTCTTTTCCGTAAATGTGTCTAAGTAGTGTCTTGTTCCAAGAACCAAATGCTCGGAGCCAAGACTCTGTAAGGAGTTTCTTTTTTGTAAAATCAATAACCATATCAATAACCTCTGGAATAAATAGTTTTATAAGATAAAAGCCAAGGGTTATCTCGAACGCTTGGCCTTATCAATTGCTTTTTTCTCTTCCTCAAAGTGCTTCTGAAGTCTTTCGAGGAACCAATTCCTCAAACCGATTGGTAAATTGTAAGCCTCAATGAATGACCAACCTCCATGATGTTTGAGAAGAAAGAACTGTTCGTAAACAGATTCCATATACTTAGGAGTCAGGCCAAAAAAAGTCTGCCCCGAAGGACACCTCCAATTCCTGTTCATGTCCACAGGAGTTACAGGAGAAATCATCTACTATTCTAATGTTTGGTATAATTGTTTTATAAGCTTTTCTTAAGAACCTAGAATCAGCAGCAGGCATCATTTCTATGAATTTACCTAATGTAGACCTATCTTTAACACCCTCTACAGATACGATCATCATTTTATATTGATCAGTCATTGCAGACTCGCCAAGTCTATTTTTCTTTTTGTTCTGGGAAAGTTGGGTTAGATATTGTTCATCTTTTCCTGTAAGTAACCTCACCTCGACTTCGAACTGTGTTTGTGGAAGCTTTATTACAAAGTTCCCTGCTTCGTTCTTGTTTATAAAATCAACGTTTTCATAATCAAGTTCTTGTATTTGTGGGTTTGACAAATCAAATGTTGTTTGAGACACAGCACCGCAACTAGGGCACGTTGTTTTAGTTTCATAGGCATTACCATACCCAGAAGCTCTAGTGGCTATTATAACCGCATTACGGTCCCCTATTAGCATTGTTTTCGGGTCTATTGTTTTATCAACAATTATATTCTCAAGAAGTCTTTCTAAAGCCACTCCTTTCTTCAAAAGAGTTTGGCTTGTAAGTATGTCTTCATCTTTTGCAGTCATAAAACGAATCTCGATAACGTCTTTCCCATGAAGAGGATGGTCCTCTGAATAAGCCAAGCCCTTTGATGGAAGCTCAACAAATTCTGTTGGGGAAACGAAATCAAGAATAGATTTTTGCTGCGGAGTTTCTGCATGGATTGGAGCTGACCCCATACGGTCATTGTTATTTCTATTACTCAATTTGCACCTCGTTGTTAATTATTTGTTATATATTGAATTCTGCGTAATCGTAAGAGATTACAAGTTCTAGTTTTACTAGATCGTCACTTGAATAATCAAGTTCTCCAAAGTTTGTGGATTTTATAAATGGGTTTACCAATTTCCATTGTTCTACTAGACTACCATCTGCATCTATTTGGTCTATTAAAAAATCTGATCCGTTTCTTAGATTAGCAGCGGATAGGCTTTTAGAAATACCGTCTCCAGCTATTCCCTGTCCAAAAGGCTGATAACCAGTAAATTGCAATTTGTTATAAAGTTCGAATGTTTTATCTCCAGTATCAACAATAGTAAGAGTTATATCATTCCAAGTTAAAACTCCGGGATACTTATATTTATGATTTATTAATTTGTATTCCTCGGTGTTTATATCATAGGAAGGCTTGGAACAAGACGAAGCCCACCACCAAACTCCGGATCCATTTGAAACTTTGAAACGAAATTGGCGAGTGGGGCTTAAAGTTGATTCTGTCCAAAAAGTCATATTCACCTACTATTGGAAGAAGGTATCAGGAGTTACTTCTGTTCTACCTGCTTTCAGAATTTCACAAGTAGCCCAATCGTATCTAATAGACATATCAATTGTTCTAAGATCTTCGTTAGCATAATCTAGATCACTAAAAGAAACTGATTTCACGAATGCGTTATTTAGGGTCCACACCTCTAAAGCATTACCTTCGTCATCTAAAATTGATATCTTTATAGATCCTACACCAGAATTAGTAGCTTTATTTTTAGAAATTGTTCTTGCGGCCTCGTTTGATGCTTTCTTCACAACATAGCCAGAATCTTCTAACAATTGCATTGTTCTTTTTGTCGCATCAGGAGAAGCAGGATCAACAAGAGTCATTGTGACTTCTTCCCAAGTTGCACGTCCGGGATAATAATATTTATTATCTAAAAAGTTGTGCTCTGTATCGCTAAAGCTTACGCTTGGTAATTTAGCATTTTTAGCAAACCACAAGATATCATTAGAATCTTGACCATCTCCACCTGCTGCACCTATCTTACCATATGCTGCAAATTGTATAAGAAATCTAAAATTCCTTTTTGGTATTACACTACTGTTTGTCCAGAAACTCATTATTTAATTCTCCTTTATAATTTATTATAACTAGTTTTATAACTCAATTCCACTGCGAGTAACAACAAAGTCTACAACAATAAACTCAAGTGCTCTTGCAGGTTTGATAAGAACCTTTGCATAAAGAATGTTTCTATCTACAAGGTCTGCGGTTGTTGTGGTCTCATCGAGAACCAATTTATATTCTACAATTCCCAAACGAGATTGTACATCTGACAATATACGTTCTGCTTGTGCTCTAAATCTATTCCATGTTGCTTGTACGTTTTGATCAAACAAGATAGTTTCAGAAACTTTTCCAATTCTTCTTTTGATGAAAAGTAACAAACGACGAACATTAATTCTATCTAATGCTGATGGTAATTGTTGCATGGTTTTTTGACCGAAGATAACAATGTCACCAGAAGCAGGGAATCTTGCAATTGGGTTGATGTTCTCTTCATAAAGAGAGTCACGATTTGCTTTTGATAAATGTTCTACTGTTCCAAGTACTCTTGGACCTTGAGTTCCACCAAGCTCATTGATTCCACCTCTGTTGAACCCAGCAGGTGCGAACCAAGGATCAGATACTGCTTGTGATTTTGCTATCGCTCCAATTGCAGCGACAGAAGGAGGAACAATTATAACATCTCTATTACCATTAGCCATGTCTTGCATTCTTACTGAAGGGTAGTAGGTTGCTGCAAAAGAAGAGTTAATT